ATGAAGCAATTAGGGCTTGAGCCTACACCAAACTCTGGTTCAGGTTGGATTGTAAAAGAAGATGGTATATCTGATGATGTAATATGCCAGCTGAAAAGTACAGATGCTTCAAGTATAAAGATAAACTTGCTTGATATTCATAAGCTTTTACACAACGCAGCGGTTGAACATAAAATGCCAGTATTTGCAGTACAATTTTTACAAAGTAATGAGGTGTTCTTATTGATAAGACCACAAGATTTAGAAGATGCTTCCAAATATCTGGAAACTGGTAAAATTGACAAAAGCCACTTTTCAGTGGAGTTAGATGAAGGATATGAGGAAACAAATGCGGCAGTAACAAAGAACTATATCAAATCAGATGCAAGTGCAAGAGAAGTGTTCAGACGCTCATATGAAGCAAGATACAAGAAGGAAAGGAAAAGTGCATTATGACAATAAAAGTTAGAGAAGTTGTTAAATATGGAGGGCATAGCTTATCAGCAAATGGAAGTGTAAACTTTACATTAAAAGCTAATTATTCAGAGCTGACAAATTCTATAAAACTTATGCAGCTTTTGAATAATGATGTAATTATAAAAGCTAAGATTCCTGGTGTAGGACCAAAGAAGTTAGGAATCTTCAGAATCAAGCAAATTGTAGTAGATGGTGATGGAGAATCTTCTATCAAATTTAATGGTCTGAATGACTACATCGAAATGGATAACTTAAATATGCTCCCTTTGAATGACAGTGATACAAAAGAGTTTGCAGTTATGATGGAATCAGAGGTTGAGGAAGAAAACGAAAACGAAGAAGAATAGAATAAAGGAGAAAATAAGATGGCAACAATGAAAAAGACAACATACGAAGAGCTTACAAGTGCAAAAGTGTCAAACAACAGAGCGATTGTAATTTCAAGCTGTTCTAAGGGTGGTTATACACTGGCACAGAAAATGAGGCTGAAAGATGATGAAGGAAAAGAAATGAATATTTTCCTCAAAGGTGCTTTCACAGTAGAAGATGTGAATGGTTTGTATGAACTCAGAGATGCAATCAACAGAGCTATTGATATCGAAGAAGAAAAAACAGCAAATGATTGGGATGCTGCTGAATAGGTAAAAAAAAATAAAAAACTTTAAAAAAACCTATTTACAAATTCAAAAAAGTGTGGTATAATAACTACATAATCAATAAACAATTTACCTTAGAGGAGGACAAAATAATGAAAACTTGGTATTGTGGAAAGACAGTAGATGTTAAGGTTGGACAGAAAGTTCTAATCTACAAAGTTGGTTCAGGTTTAAGCTACTTCGGAGAATTTGCAACATTGAAATCAACAACAAAGATGCATATGGTTTTTGTTACAGAATCTGGAGCAGTAGTAAAAACAAAAATCGATAATCTGCATGATGTAGTTGGTAAAGCAAAAGCAAACGGATATAACATAAGTTTATATGTTGACAGAGCAGAAAACGACAAAAACTTCGTTCATTCAAAAGTTATGTTTTGGAATGATAAGAAGTGCTGTTTTGAAACAAAATAAGTTTTCAAGTGAGGCGATAACACTTGCAACACCAAATGCCAATAAAATCAAACAAAGAAAAAGAAAAGGAGAAAAAGTTATGGCAAGAAATTACACATTATCTGAGGCAGTTGATATTATCGTTAAAGGTGAAGACATGGAAGCAATTACAGATATCGGAAGAAGATTCCCGGTTCTGGCGACGAAGATTGCAGGGCTTGCAGCAATAGCAGGTGAGCGGTTCAATGATTTTGCAAGTTATATTCCGGAGCATGTTTCCGCAAACAAAGTTAACGGCATGATTAAGAAAGCAATCGGAGAGGATTCTGGTGATGCTGAAGATACAGATGAAGAGGCAGCTGCAAAGCCAGCAGCTAAGAAAGCTGAGAAGCCTGCAGCAAAGAAGAAAGAAGCAAAAGAAGATGCTGATGAAGATGAAGTTGATTATTCCAGCATGACTGCTCCGGAACTTTTTAAGGAGTGTAAGAAGCGTGGCATCAAGGCTGAGTTAAAGAAGCCGGCAAAGTATTACATCGGGCTGTTAAAGAAAGCAGATGAAGAGGCTGCGGAAGATGATGATTGGGGTGAAGAGGAAGAAGAGAAACCTGCAAAGAAGCCTGCTAAAGCAGCTGATAAGAAACCTGCTAAGAAAGAAAACAAAAAAGCAGCTGATGAAGATGAGGACGAAGATTGGGACATCTAATTCAGTAAACAGATGAATATATCAGAATAATACGACATAATATATAGCAAAGGAGGCTGCCAATAGAATAAAGCTTGGTGGCCTCCTTTTTGTTTAAGGTGTGTTAATATGACGACAAATGAGATTATAAATGTAAACTGTAGAAAAGAAGAAGGAAGGAAAATAATTCAAAGAGCTTTGAGGAAAATAAAGCCTTTGTCAAATTGTCAAGATGATGAAGATATACCAGTAGAGATGATAGAGAAGTTAATATGGAAGTTATCTCTAAAATATAACATGAGAGTTGCAAGTATAATGCCTGATTTGTGGGCTAGTGATAAGAGTATCATATGGACAGCAAGGGTAATAAATGAAGAAAATTTAAGTGACTATGGAAGGTCAATATACGGTGCTTCTATGTATGAGGTTTTATCAAAAGCTGCTTTGTTTATGTATTCAAAAAGGAATGAAAGAAGGGATGCAAAGTAAATGAAACTTAGAATATTTACTGATGGAGCATGCTCAAACAATCCTGGACCAGGAGGGTGGGCAAGCATATTCAACATGAGTCATGGAAGTAAAGTTCTGAAAGGTTATGAAATTAACACAACAAATAACAGAATGGAGCTAATGGCTGTAGTAAAAACTTTAGAAAAGTTACTGATTAAAAACTTTTATGATTGTGATACAGTAGAGATTCATTCAGACAGTGCTTATGTAGTAAACGCCATAAATAATGATTGGATGTCTAAATGGAAGAAAAATGGTTGGACGACATCAAAAGGAGATGCAGTAAAAAATAGAGATTTATGGGAAGACTTCGCAACATTATACGAAGCTGTGAAAGAAGCAAATATTGATGTGGTATTCAAGAAAGTAAAAGGACATTCTGGAAATACTTTCAATGAAATGGCAGATGAAGTTGCTAGAGGGCAGGCAATTTTGGCAAGAAAAAGCTATATGAATATTTGAAGAGGAGGGTAAATGGTAGATGGTTGTTTATTGTGAAGAGTTCTTCGAAAAAAAGTTTGTATCTGAAACAATGAAGGATGCTTATATGAAAGCAGCAAAATGGGTAGCTTCAAATGTGATAAGCAGAAAAGATATGTATAAAGTAAAAATAGAATATGAGAAAAGAGAAGACAAAAAGATGCCAACTATAACAGTTCACTTATTCGTTGAACTTAGTGCTTCAGAGGTTTCTGAAAGACATTGCGAAGTCTGTACAGAAACGCATAATAAATTTTTTATAAATGAAAATTGTAATTGTGCTTGGTGTAACTCAATGGCTTTTATGAGGAGAGCAAACCAGATGCTCAAGGTAAAAGCAGATTATTATAAAGAAAAATTAAAGGGGTGCTAATTATGAGAAAGTTCTTAAATGTAGCAAAATCAATTCTGATGGACTTTAGGTATGAAGTTATATATTTTATCAAATCAAACTTAAGGTACTTCAGTCGGGCATTAGACTTAATCGTACCATATATCATGTATTGCTTAGGCATGTGGAGTTTCAATTCAAGAGGTACATATACTTTTGGTGGTGAAGTATTTATTCCAATAGTGATAATGTTTGTTTCTTATTTTTGTGAATCATTTGCTAATAAGATAGGTAAAGGTTCAACTCTCCCTGTTCCAGCAAAAAGGTTTACAATGTGTGATGAGGAATCAGGTGAGGTATCAGTAGACAGAAGAAGACTTCAGGAAATGCTATTATATATGGCAGACCTTGAAGATTGGTTAAGTAAAAAAGGTATGTTATAATAAATGTACTTTAGAATAAGCCAGGTGCCTTTTATTGTATTTTGTTTATTAAGCCATATATTTTTATATGCGATATATTAAAATCAATTCTAGGGTATTCTGGCTTTACTAGAAAGGCAAATAAATTTCATAAGTATGAGGTAAAAATCAAAAATGGGAATCATAAAAGACATGTATGAATCAATGTGCTATGAAAAAGAAAAATTAGAAACAACAAATCACGAAAAGCCAGATTCAAACATATGCGTTTTATCAGGAAAAGCTTGTTATTATGGTATCTGCAGCGAATGTAGCTATCCAGACAAAGCAAAAGTAAAAATGTAAAAAACTATTTACAAACATGAACAAATGTTATATAATATTTCTATAATCCTATACTATATGGTAAACCATATACTATAGTCTTATATAATACTAAGTTTAGTAAACAAAGGAGAAAATAATGAAAAAGAAATTTTACGGTATTACAGTAGTAGCTGGTATTACAGTATTATCTGTATCAGGTTTATTAACCTTTGGTAAAACAGTGAGTAAAAATTTTCTGAAAGAACAGATTGTTTTAGAAAAACAGACAGAAACACAACACAGTATACCAATTATAGTCGATATATCAGTTGATACCCTGGTAGAAGTTAAAGAATTTGATTGTGTAGAAACACAAGAAACAGAAACAGTAGAGAGGTTTACAGAAAAAGAAAAATACATGCTTGCTAAGATAGCTATGGCAGAAGCCGAAGGATGCAGTATAAAAGCAAAGGAGCTTGTGATTCGTACAGTTTTAAGCAGAATTGAGTCAGACAGGTTTCCAAATACCGTAGAAGAGGTAATATTTCAGAAGAAACAATTCACACCAATATCTGATGGAAGGTGGAACAAAGTAGAACCAAACGAAGAGTGTTGGCAGGCTTTGGAAAATGTTCTTAGTTCAAATGAATCGAAAGACATCCTGTTCTTTGAAAGCTGCAAAGGAGACAGTTGGCATAATAAAAACTTAAAACTTGTTTGTGAAGAAGACGGAATGAGATTTTACAAGTAAGTAACTAGAAGCCCATATAAAGGCTTTAATTTGAAGGTGTATAAATTTATAGGCTTATAAGTTAAAGTCATACAGAATGGCTTCTGATGATTCTCAGAGGTATAAGATGATAATGGTAAATGAATACAAAAGAAGATCTGCAAAAGAATGGCTTGAAATGTTAACAAGTCAAAAAGTTCTTAGTGAAGATGTAAAGAAAGAAAAAGCTGAAATTGAAGTTTTATATTTTGCACAGGAGGAAGTTAATGGATCGAAGTAGATTTATATCAGGTATGAACAGCAACGTTTCCTTAAGCAAAAAAGAGCGTAGACGAATTATTCGCAAAAGTGTTACTGGTCAACATTGGAAATTGAAATGCACTGTGGCTATAGAAGAACTCGCTGAGCTAGCACAGGTGATTAGTAAACAGATTAGAGGATTTAATGACCGAATGGGGCTTTTGGAAGAGATGGCAGACGTTTATATTTGCTTGGAATTTCTCAAGTGTATTTTTAAAATTACACCAGAGGAATTACAGAAGGCTGTTGATGTTAAGTTACAGCGAGAAAGGAGTAAATTGAAATGATAAAGTTTAAAAATGTGGAAGTAGTAGGTTGGGAAGCAGCTATTAGAGGTATGAGAAATCCGATGAATAGCTGGGATAAGAGCGATAGTGGATATTGCATGGACACTCTCACCTGTCATGCTTGTAAAGAGAATCGAAATAATTGCAAGAAAAACATTGATAGCCATAAGTTAATCATCGGTCCTAATGATATCAATTTGATGAAACGCCTTAGTAATACGGGGACAGACCACAGGAAGTTCATGAGGATGCTTACTGTATATGTAGACATCACAGCTCCTTTGTACTGGTGGAAAGAATTTGATACTTACAAAGTCGGAACTGTTGCCAACAGCTGTAGTACCATGCATAAAATCCATGCTAAACGGTTTGAACGCGAAGACTTTAGCATTGAACATATTCTAAATTGTGATGAGCATCATTGGATGGTTTGTATGGATAATATTATTTCTGCAATGAATGTTGCAAGGGAAAAATATCTTGAAACCAAGGATAAAAAATACTGGTGGCAGATGATTCAGCTTCTCCCGAGCAGTTATAATCAGAAACGTACTGTTATGCTAAATTATGAGGTGCTGGCTAATATCTATAAGTCAAGAAAGAATCATAAACTGGATGAGTGGTGTTGTCATGAAGGAATAATTGATGGAGATAAAACGAATAAATCATATATTGGTTTCTGTGATTGGATTGAAACGTTGCCATATTCAGAAATGATAACAAGCAATAAATAGAAAATAGGCAAAACAGTTACAAGAAGGAAGAGTGATGAGAATAAAATCAAATCCTATCAAAAAGATGCTTTGTAAGCATGATAAAACAACGCTTATAAGAACAAATCTGGTAAAACAGAAAGACGGTTCTTGGATAACGAAACACACTTGGCGGTGTAAAAAATGTGGAAAAATAATTAATTAATTTTAAAAAACTATTTACAAAATAACAATATTGTGATATAATAATAATATCAACAAACAAAATAAAGCAAATCGTCTAGGAGGACAAAAATATGACAATTGAAAATTTATTAAACAAAGCAAGACAAGCAGCAATCGATAAAGCATGGCTGTATTATTTAGATATTTGTGATGGAAATGAAACTGAAGCAAAAGAATGGATTGAACATGAAAGAAAAGCAGGAGTAATTGATAGAGATATAAAGCGTTGGACATTAATGAATATTTATCAAGTCATTAAAACAATTAAGAAAACATCGCTTATGAATGAATCTGAAAAAGATGCGGCAATTGCTGAAATTCATAAATGCAAAGAATTGCAGGAATCTAAAAAAAAGAAATTGCAATGATGTTTGCAAATCATTTTTATAAATACAAAGATGCATATTTGAAATAAAATTGTTATAGATAAACAAAACTTGGATGAAAGTTCAGGTTTTGTTTAGTTTTAGAAGAAATAAAAAAAGCCTATTAGCCAAATGGTAAGGCACAAGATTTTGATTCTTGTATTTACTGGTTCGAATCCAGTATGGGCTATTTAAGTTTGATTGGACCCTTAGCTCAGTTGGTTAGAGCAACCGGCTCATAACCGGTCGGTCCTGGGTTCGAGTCCCAGAGGGTCCATTGGGGCTGTTTACTACAGTTGTTTACAGTCAAACAGAAATAGCGTTAGCTCAGCATTAAGCTGGGCTTAAACTAGTTTATAGAGGTAAGAATTATAAAGCAAGGAGAAGTAACTTTGGTACATAGAGAAACTAAATCAGGATTGACAGCAAATGAGTTGAGACAAGAACAAGGTCTGATTTTACTTTCATGCTGGACTAGAGATGGTTTATCAAAAGATGCTATTGCAGAGAAGTTAGGTATAGCAAGAATGACTTTGTACAATTGGGAAGAGAAATATCCAGAGATAAAAGAAGCACTCAGCAAGAGCAAAGAAATAATTGATTATGAGGTTGAAAATGCATTGTTAAAAGCAGCTTTAGGTTATAGGGCAGTAGAAACAAAAACAATCATCTCAGGTTCTCAGAATAAATCAGGAAATAGAGTAGTAAAGATTGAGAAAGTAGAAAAAGAAGTAGGCCCAAATGTAACAGCTTGTCTTGCTTGGTTAAACAACAAAAAGCCAAAAGAGTGGCATAAGAATAGAGAAAATGAAGTAGAAATAAGTGACGAGATGAATAACGTTACAATCAATATAATAAAGCACAGAGATAAAGAAGAAGACTTAGATGAGTGGAAAGACATAGATACTTCAGAAGATGACTGGAGTGAGTTTGAAGATTCAGAAGAGTAATACAGAAGTATAGTTCAGAATAAGCTAAAGAAAGTATAAGGGAATCTAATTATTAATATATATAGATATATATAATATAATAGTTTAAACAGAAAGGAGGTATAAATCAAGTGAATATAACAAAAGAAGTATCACCAGCGTTTTTTGACTTCATGTCTGATTGGGACTATAAAACTTACTTGTGTGTAGGTGGATATGGAAGTGGTAAGAGTTATCATATAGCATTCAAGATTATACTGAAGCTACTAAGTGAGAAAAGAAAAGCTTTAGTTGTAAGAGAAGTATACGATACATTGAGTGAGAGCTGCTACGACTTGTTTATTGAGATTCTTTCAGATATGAATTTATTTACAGATGATACAGCTGAATGGAGAAAGAAAAAGAACTTAGTGCTTGGTTTAAAATCTCCTATGCAGTTAAAGTTTCCAAATGGTTCAAGAGTAATATTCAAAGGAATGGATAAACCTGCTAAGTTAAAATCAATCAATGGTGTAAGTATAGTATGGTTAGAGGAATGCAGTGAAATAAAGTATGACGGTTACAAAGAGTTGCTAGGACGTTTAAGAACACCTGGTATAAAGTTACATTTCATATTAAGCTGCAATCCAGTAGGAAAAGAGAACTGGGTATATAGGCATTTCTTTATTCGTTTAGATGATGATGGAAATGAGAAGATTATTCTGGATGATGAAGAGTTATATGCTAAAAAGTGTATGATTAGAAATGGAGTATACTATTTCCATACAGTGCCAGAAGATAATGTGTTCTTACCAAAAGACTATCTCAAAACATTAGATGAGATAAAGGACTACGATGAGCCATTATGGAGAGTAGCAAGGCTTGGAAGGTTTGGTGCAAATGGTACTAGAGTACTTCCTCAGATTGTAATAGCTAATAGTGCTAAGTTATTCAAAGATGCTATTCGTTCTTTAGGTGATGAGAACAGGTACTTTGGATTTGATTTTGGTTTTGAAGAATCATACAATGCTGTAATAAGTATGTCGGTAGACCAGAAGAATAGTATCTTGTACATATATGATGAGATATACATGAATCACATTACAGATGATATGTTTGCACAAGAGCCTAAGATGCAAGAGTTAAAGAAGAACATCAAAATGTATGCAGCAAAGGGCGTACATAAAATGATAGTAGCTGATAATGAAGACCCGAAAGCTATTCAATATTACAGGCAATGTGGTTTTAGTATAAGAGCATGTAAGAATAAGTTTGCAGGTTCCAGGTTATCAAATACAAGAAAGATAAAACGGTTTAAGAAAATAATCATAAGTCCATTGTGTAAGAATACAATAAGGGAGCTTAAGGATTTGACGTATAAGAAAGATAGCAAAGGAAATGTTATTTACGATCAATTCAATATAGACCCTCATACGTTTTCAGCTATATGGTATGCTCTTGATACTGTGACTGTAGCTGATGTGAAAGAAAGAAAGTTCAATAGCAAAGCAGTAGCGTAGAATAGAAAGGAGGGTATATGTCAATGGTAGAAGTAATAGGATTGCTTGTAGGTTTGTGTACTTTGTTAGGTTTCTTAGGTAAGCTTATAATGACGATAGGTAACTTAAATTATACCATACAGAGTACGAACGATTCTTTGAATAAAATTGAGGATGACTTCAACGCAAAGTACAAGCACAATTCAGAATCTCATAAAAAGATATGGGAGCACAACTTAGAACAAGATGATAGGTTAGAAGACCATGAAGTGAGAATAAGCTTAATAGAAGAAAAGAATAATATGCAAGTTGGAAGGAGGAATAAAAAATGAGCAGATTAAAAGTTTCAAATTCAGTTATTGCAAGAACTGTAGTATTAGTATTTGCTTTAACTAATCAGGTACTTACAATGTCAGGATGGAATCCGTTACCGTTTTCTGAGGAAGATGTATATACTGGTTGTACATTGTTATTGACTGTATGTGCATCACTGGTTGCATGGTGGCATGACAATCCGGTAACGCAAAAGGCATTGCAGAATATAGAACATGATAAACGTCTGAGAATTGAGGAAGAAGAAAGAAATCTTAAAAGCTGCAATGATTGCAACAAAGAGGAGGGATAACAATGAGCAAAGTGACGTCAGCAGAAGTTATTGCTAAAGCTGTTGAGTTCTATGGTGCGAATGAGAATGATGGTTCTCATAAGAAGATAGTTGATATCTACAATGAATATTTGCCGCACCCCAGAGGGTACAAAGTAAAGTATACTGATTCATGGTGTGCTACTTACGTTTCGGCAGTTGCTATTCTTTTAGGTTGTACAGATATTATACCAGTAGAATGCGGCTGCGAAGAAATGATAAAGCTGTTTAAAAGCATTGGATGCTGGATTGAGGATGACAGTTATATACCTTCAGAAGGTGATGTTATCTTTTATGACTGGCAAGACAGTGGTGTAGGAGATAATAAAGGGCATTCAGATCATGTCGGTTATGTTGTTAGTGTAAGCAAGAACGCTATAAAAGTAATCGAGGGTAATAAAGATGACAAGGTGATGTACCGCTACATAAATGTGAATGGTAAGTTTATCAGAGGTTACGGTGTTCCAAAGTATGCAAAAGCAAATGATGTTGCTATTGAAGGCAATAAACCCATATCAACTGGTAATGCAAAAGTTAAAATTACAGCATCAGCATTAACAATTAGAGAAACGCCAAAAGGTAAAGATACTGGAAAGCGGTACTACTATGGTGAGAAGATTGTTCCACTTGAGAAAGCTTTTGCAAATGGAGAACCATGGTTTAGAACAAACAAAGGTTGGATTTCAGCTAAGTACCTTGAAGGATGGATTCTTGAGGATGGTAAATGGTGGTATCTTACAAAAGGGTATACATACCCAACAGGAAAGTTTGAAGTGATAGATGGTAAATGCTATTGCTTTGATTGTGAAGGATGGATGTTGACGTCTGATAGAATAAAACCAGATGGGGAAGTAATTTTAATTTAAGGAGGAAAACAAATGTTGACTGAAGCAGAGAATATGGCACAGCAGGAAAGGCAGTCCACAGAAGTTTATACAGCTTTCAACAAAATTCCTTATGGTCTCATCAGTGAAGAGATTGAGGGTTCGTCAAGTGAAATTTTGACTGAGCTTACTGATATATGCAAGTATTATGATGCATATAGAAAAGGTGTTAAGTTTACACCCGAAGGTTCTAATGGAGATTATGTGCCTGCAACTTTGAGGTATAAACTCTCTGCTTCATTGATTGATAAAGAGGCAAGATTTCTATTTGCCGAAACACCAGATATCATTATTGAATCGAAAGGTGATGTAGGCAAAACAACAGACGAAGCAAAGAAAAATATATCAAACTTATATGAACTGATAAAAACAATATTAGATAAGAATAATTTTGAAGACAGCTTACTTAAAGGTGCAAAGGATTGTTTTATTGGCAAAAGAGTAGCAGCGCTGGTAAACTTCAACGAAGAAGATGGTGTTACAATCACGTTCCTTCCAAGTACACAGTTCATATATGAAACAAAGCCAGGAAGTTCAAAAGTATTAACAAAGTTTGTTTGCTTCGAAATACTTAAAGAATCCGTAACACTGAGCGAAAAGAAAGTATTTAAAAAGAAGTATGAATTAAGTGATGACGGCAAAGTATATCTTGAAGAAAAGCTGTATAATGGTGCTGGTGTAGAACTTGAAGAAGTGACAGCTTATCAGGAGATAATGCTTAAAAAAATACCAGCTGTAATATTTATAAATGATGGCTTATCTGGAGATGAATCCGGTGAGTCAGAGATTGAGAATATTCTTGAATATGAGAAATGGTTCTCAAAGCTTTCTAACTCTGATGTTGATGCAGAAAGAAAGTCTATGAACCCCGTAAGATATACAGTTGATATGGATAGCAATTCAACCAAAAAGCTGTCAACATCAGCTGGTTCTTTCTGGGATTTAATGTCAGACCAAAACTTAGAGAACTCTTCTCCTCAAGTTGGTATGCTTGAGCCAAGCATGAATTTTAGTGAGAGTTTAAAGACTACACTAGAAAGAATTAAAACCACATCGTATGAGCAGTTAGATATGCCAAACATAAACCTTGAAACAATGATAGGTTCAATTACTTCTGGAAAAGCACTTAAAGCTATTTACTGGCCATTAATTGTAAGGTGTAAAGAAAAGATGAAAACATGGGGGCCTGGAATAAGAGATATAATTGACATCATTGTTGAAGGTTCTTTAGTTTATCCGAATTGCATTAAGCAGTATACAGATAATGCTCTTATTCCGGTAGCATATGAAGTAAAAGTAGTACAGAATATACCAATACCTGAAGATGAGACTGAAGAAAAGAATATGGATTTATCTGAGGTTGATTCAAAGGTAATGAGCCGCAAAACGTACATGAAGAAATGGCACCAATTGTCTGATGCAGAGGTTGAAGAGGAACTTGAACAGATTGCTTTGGAAAGGCAGTTGCTTGAAGATAGTTTCTCAGCACCACCTATGAGTGAAGATGTGCCACCATATCCAGAGGAGTAATATACCAGAAATCACCAGAAGCCTCAAGATTTATTTTGATTATAATACCTATAAAAATATATGGGTAAAACATTGCAAATAATTCTGAGGGTTTCTGATGATTCCAGAAGGGAGGTTATAAAATGATATTTCTGGTAGACAAAAACAAAGTAAAACATTATACATCAGATAGTGATTATACGATTCCTACAGACAGCATCAATGCTATCCCTTTTGGATTTGTTTTATCATCTGACTGGGAAGGATATACACTTACATCTCAAATCACAAAAGCAGACAAGACAGTAAATATTCTGTTAGACAAAAACAATGCTGGTATGATTCCACCAGATATGGAAGAAGGAATCTGGAATGTAAGCTTGTTTGGTGTAAAGGATGGAAGTAAAAGGAATACCACAATACCGGCAACATTGAAGCTTGTAAAAAGCGGTTACAATCCACAAGGCCAACCACCTATACAGCCACCTGAAGACCTGTATGCGAAACTTATTAAGCAAATTGAAGAAGCAAATAAGATAGCTCAGTCAGTGAGAGACGATGCTGATGCAGGTAAGTTTGATGGAAAAGATGGAGCCGATGGTGTAGATGGAAAATCAGCTTATGAGTTAGCAGTTGAAAATGGTTTTGTAGGTACAGAACAAGAATGGTTAGAAAGTTTAAGATATGACCATTCAGAAGAGTTTACAAAATTAGCTGAGCAGGTAAAACAAGATTCAGTATCAGCAAGTAATTCTGCACAAGCAGCAAGCCAAAGTGCTACGAATGCAGCATCATCTGAAGTAAATGCAAAAAGAAGTGAGAATGCTTCAAAACAATCAGAAGATAATGCTAAACAGAGTGAAACAAATGCAGAAAAATCAGCAGAAGCTGCTAAGTTATCTGAAACAAATGCAAAGGCTTCAGAAACAGAAGCAAAGAAGTCAGCAGAAAGTGCTAAACAGTCAGCAGATTATGCAGCAGAAAGTGTTGACAATATTGTTGATAAGTTGGCAATAAAGCTGGAAAGTAAAGAAGAAACACATTTGATTCAAGATTCTATTGATTATGCTTTTGATGAGTTTTTCATGTATGGTAAATCCATACAGCAGACTACAACAGGGGCGCAGCTAATTGACATCAATTCGTTTCAAAAAAATAATAATTTTTCAGTTAAAATAGTAAACAATTATTCAGTCGAATTAACTTCTACAGTTGAAAAAGATGCTTCTGACAGTAAAAAAATATACATAAACGCAACAATTGATGCAGACAATTTAGTTGGAAAAACAATAACAATATCATATGATGAATGGGATAGCAATGTTCCAAATGAAAACGCTATATGTGGAATTAGGTACAATATTAATGGAAAAACCAATTTTAAATATATTTATATTTATGGTTATATTGACTCAAAAATGAAAACCATAACCATCCCATTAGGTGCAACAGAATGTAAAGTAAGATTCTTTTTAACTGAGAGCGTAGCTGCAACTGTTAAAGCAGGTACATACACAGCGATTATTAAAGGACTTATGTTCTGCGAAGGAATTGTGGCTAAATCTTGGGAGCCATACACAGAAGGAAACCCTTCCCCCAGTCCAGAATATAAACAGGAGCCAGTATCCTCTGGTCAGAGCGGACAGATTAAGACAGATGTGTTAGGTGGGAATTTACTTGATTTAAGCAAAGGAAGATCTGGAACTGGAGAAGGAGTCACTTATATTAAGAATCCGGATGGGAGTTATAGAAGAACCGGAAAAGCAACCGAATCGTATGGCAATGTTTGGTTTTTGGGTAAATATTCTATCGATCCCAATTTACAAGAAAAAGTTTTATTCACACTCAAGCAAGGAACATATACTGTAAAAGATTGTGTATTGGTTTCTAACAAAGAAGCTTTACAAAACACTTTTACTATTGATTCCGATTTTAAAGTAACTGGTGTTAGAAATCCCTCTCAAGTAGTAGGACAAACATACAATGATGTACTTTATCCTATGCTTAATGTAGGTTCATCTGCTCTTCCTTTTGAACCCTACAAACAGTCTCAGACCCTTATCCTCACAACTCCAGACGGTCTGCTGGGAATCCCCGTATCTGGTGATGACTATACCTACATAGACAGCACAGGCCAGAAGTGGATTGCAGATAGTATTGAGTACAGAAGAGATGGGAAATGCGTAAGGGTGCAGAGGGTAAAGAAAGAAGTTTTCACAAATGCTAGTGGCTACGATGATAAAGAAAAATTTATGAGTATATATTCTTCAGAAGTTTTATCCACCGGGCAGAGAGTTAAGTGTATTTCTGATAGGTTTGTATATAAAAGTTCTCCAGAAAAAGACGAAGGTATAATATTTGCTTTTGAAGGTGTTATCAGGTTATATAAAAATTTTTCTGGAATCGATGAAGCGAATGAATGGCTAACAAAAAATCCCGTCACGGTAATATATCCACTTGCAAATCATATTGAAACTCCACTCACACCAGAAGAAATTGCAGCGTTCAAAGTACTGCATACGAATGAGCCTACCACAACGATTATGAATGACGCAGGCATAACAACAAAAGTAAAATACATAACTGATACAAAGAAGTATATTGATTCAAAGTTTGTAACACTGGCAAAACAACTGATTAAGAGTTAAGAGGTGATAAGATGTTTGATATTATTGCTGATATAATTAATTCAGGTAACTTTGAGTTAGCAGACATTATTCATAAGATTAATATTTTATGGCTTCAATCAGAAATAACTGAAGACGAAAAAGACAGTCTTACAATGTCTGCACAGAAAAAAGCAAAACCTGAAAATTCATATGCCCCTTTAGAACAGCAGATTGAGGAAGCTTTCAAAAAGATAAATAAGCTTGAAGAAAGGGTAGGCAAATTAGAAGCAGGTGAGCTAGCAGATCCGGTTCTTAAGCCTGAAGAATATCCAGAATATAAACAGCCTTCAGGTGCTCATGATGCTTATAACACAGGTGACAAAGTCACATTCAAAGGAAAGAAATATGAATGTATTAAAGATAACTGTGTATGGGACCCTGAGATATATCCTGATGGTTGGAAATTAGTATCATAGAAATCATCAGAATCCCCAGGATTGATTCAATATATTAAGTGCTATAAAATATATGGTAAAATATTAGAATCAATCCTGAGGCCTCTGGTGAACTCTGAAAGGTAGGTGTAATAATGGCAAATAAGATAAAATATCAAAACAAACTGAAAATGAAAGATGCTGAGAAAGCAAGGGATGCCATTACTGCATCTCAAAAGAAAGAAATAGTAAAGTTATATGAAAAATGGGCAGATGAAATAAAAGCTAAAGCAGAAATGTTTAAGCATAAAACAACGCCAAGTTCTGTAGTGTCAGAGAAACAAATGAAAGAACTAGAAAAGATGCTGAAGGCCACAAGTCAGAAGGTGTCAAACGAGGTTTATGAAAAAATAAAAGAAAATATTTACAAAGTAGCAAGTGCTGTAATAGAATCAGATAAGGAATGGTTAAAAAGTCTTGGGTTTTATTTCGGTGATAAAGGTTTTAATGCTCTGTTCAATAATGTACCAGATACCATAGTAAGAAAATTAGTTACAGGGCATATATATGATTCAGGATGGAGTCTTAGTAAAGCTATATGGGGTGACAATGAAGCTACATTAAGCCACTTATATGAAATAGTAGCCGGTGGTGTAGCAAAGAATCAAAGCATATATGAAATAGCTAAAGACATTGAAAAAGTAGTTAGACCAAGTGCAAAGAAGCCATGGAATCTTACAGACAAAGATGGAAGAAAAATTTATCCTAGGCAGGTTGATTACAGTTCACAAAGATTAGCAAGAACGCTGGTGCAACATAGTTATCAGCAAAGTTTTACAGAAACTACAAAAGACAATCCGTTTATAACAGAGTATATATGGCGAAGTAATGGCAGTAGAGTTTGCGAGATATGTAAAGCAAGAGATGGAAAAAGGTTTAAAAAAGATGAACTGCCATTAGACCACCCAAACGGAATGTGTACAATGGAGCCAGTAGTAAGCAAAACAATGGTTGATGATATTGCTAATTGGTATAATAGTCCTAATGGCACATATCCAAATATTGACAAATTTGCTAAGAAGTTAGGGTATAAAAATAAATAAAAAAATAAAAAAAACTATTTACAAATATAAAGTTATATGTTATAATATATTATATTAAATCAAACAAAACAAAATCAAATTACTTAGAAGAGTAAAACAAAATGATGAAATTGGTAAACAACAATAAAGGAATTTATTTTGAGGGAAATATTTACATGTACAATGCAACAGATGAAGCTAAGAAAGCTATGAACATGATTGAAACAACTAGCAAGTTTGTTGAAGTAAATGTTCAAAAAGTTATGTTTGATACATGTAAAGAAATCACAGACATTATGTTTTAATTAAAATAAAAAGTTGAGTTGTTTAGATAAGCAAGGTCGGTAGCAATACCGGCTTCGTTTTAGTTTAAAGTAAAGGAGAAAAGTTATGGAAAAATTACAAATTCCTTTTATTTGCTCAGAATGCAAAAGAAATTTCGTACTGAATAACAATGTGGTGAAAAAACTGTCAGTGATTATTGATGGCGAAATGATAGACCTTACGTATTTCGATTGCGAATGTGGAAAAAGGTATTTTGTTCAGGTGGACAATGATGAAACAAGATCTATTCTGAGAAGAATTATTGCAGTTGTTGCAGTAATTTCTGGTGCAAAATCAGAAGGAAAAAGTGTAAAGAGAAAATACTCAGCAAGGTATAAAGTGTTATCCGGAAAACTTAAAAGAAGACGGTTTGAGCTGATGAAAAAGTATGAAGGAAAAGCATATTTTGATTCAGAGAAAAAGGAAAACGTTGAGATACATTTTAGTGTGTAAGCCTGCTGTTTAATATAAATACCTGTATTCAGGATTTTAAATGTACCACAGCAAGATGTGGAAAATAGAAAGGAGAAAATAAAATGGGTGCAGAGAACAAAGAGCTTGATGAAGAGTTAGAAGATGAGACCCTTGATAATGAGGGAACAGAAGACCAGACAGAAGAGGGTGCTGGAGCTGATGATGAAAAAGGCAAAGATGAAACAAACAAAGAAAAGACTTTTACGCAGGCTCAGGTAACAAGGATGATGTCTAAGGAAAAGAAACAGGGTAAGAACTCTGTGTATAAGGAATTGGGTATCGATCCGAAAGACACCAAAATGATTGCTATGTTCAAAGCTTTTGTAAACAGCCAGAAGTCAGATGAAGACATTGCTGCTGAGAATAAAGCTGAGAATGATGCAAAGCTTGCAGAGGCAGAGAGAAAAGCACTTACCGCTGAGTTAAAAGCGGAAGCCATGATGATGGGTGTTAAAACACAGTACGTTGAAGATATTGTTACACTGGCAATGTCTAAGATGACTGATGAAGATGCAGATGCCAAAGTTATCATGGGAGAGTTTAAGAAGAAATACCCAGTATGGTTCGGCAAAGATTCTGATGAAGATGATTCAGAATCAACCGGAAAGAAAGGTACAGGTTCTTCTGTTAGCAACAAAGATAAGAACAACAAGGGTGAAAAAAATAAAAGCCTTGGAGCCAGATTAGCTGCTCAGAGAAAACAGCAGAATGATTCAAATAAGAGCAGCTTTTGGAGTTAAAGAAGGAGGTTAAAAGAATGTTAAACAAATCTGGAATCACAAAAACAACAGCAGTAAATGTAAATCAGATTCTTCTCAATGTAGAGCATCAGGTTTCAGTTGGCTGTATCGTAAAGAAAGATGCAACTGCCATTGTTCCGGCAGGTACACCGATAAAGATTGACTTAAAGAATCTTCAGACACCGGCAGAAATTGCAGATGCAGATACTCATGAAATGAATGCGGTACTTCTGCATGATGTTGATGCAAGAACTGCAAATGCAAATGGAACAGCTCTGATTTTTGGTTTTGTAAATCTTAACAGACTGGCTTCTGGTGTTGAAGCTAAGATTGATACAGCTCTTACAAATGTAAACGCAAGTAAGCTGATTACGTTCGTAAAGGCGTAAAGAAAGGAGAGGTAAACAGATGACAATATTTGACCTTATTACAAGTCAGGAATTGACAGCATATTGGGAGCAGCTTCCAGATGGTGACGTATATCCGGCGCAGGAGTTATTCCCAAACGATAAAAAGAGAGGCTTAACGCTCAAATGGCTTAAAGGTGCTTCCGGCCAGCCTATTGTATTAAAGACGTCTGCTTTTGATGCAGCGGCAGTTCCAAGACCGAGAATCGGATTCGACAAATTAAGTGCAGATATGCCGTACTTTAAAGAATCCAAGTATATCGATGAAGAGATGCGGCAGGAACTTAACATGGTTCTTGAAACTGGAAATCAGGCATACATTGATTCTATTATTTTAAGAATCTTTGATGACCAGACAGAACTTCTCAAAGGTGCAAGAGCTTCTCGTGAGAGAATGAGAATGATGGCTCTGACAACTGGTGTTATTTCTATGGCAGCAAATGGACAGACGTTTGCATATGATTATGGTGTAACACACAAAGGAAATGCAGCAGTTGACTGGGAGACGTCAGCAACATGTGACCCGATGGAAGACATGAGAAAAGCCATTGAGAAAATTTACGATGATACTGGTGCTGTTATCACAAGAGGTATGTGTGACAGAAAAACCTGGAGAGATCTGAGAAACAGTGATAAGATTAAGAAAGAAATCTTCGTGCTGACAAACGGCATGGGTGCTATTTCAGACAAGAAGTTATCACAGTATCTGCTGGATGAACTGGGCATTGTACTTAAGGTAAATCCGTACAAGTACAAAGATGAGAAAGGTGTTACAACGCCTTATATGCCGACTGACACAGTTGTGTTATTCCCAGATGGCGCACTTGGAAAGACATGGTTTGGAACAACTCCAGCTGAGTCTGATTTAATGGCTTCTAAGGTTGCCAACGTATCTATCACAGATACAGGTGTTGCAGTAACTACAGTAGAGAAAGCAGACCCGGTTAATGTGGAAACAATCGTTTCTATGATTTGCCTGCCTGACTTCCCTATGGCAGATCAGGTTTATATCCTTGATACAAAAGCATAAGGAGGTAAAGGCATGGTAATTATTACAAACGGAATTAATGAGTTTGAGGTTTCCAGAGGTGCTTACGAAAGCATCTTCCGGAAACAGGGTTATTCCATTGTTGTTGATACAGAAACAGAAGTTGTAGAAAACAACAAGGATGCGGTAGCAGCTGAGCCTGCAAAACAAGTTGACAAAGATGCTGAAGCTCTGATGGAAAAACCTATTTCCCAGTGGACAAAAAATGAAGTAAAGAGCTTCATCGACAAAAAGAGAATTGATGTTTCCGGTATCACAAGCTTTAACGAGGTTAAAGACAGAGTGAGAAAATACATCGAAGAGGAGATGTAAGAAAGGAGGTGGCATTGATTGCCAGATTCTAAAGTGATTGACACAATCAAAAGAGAGGTGAGGGAAGAACAGTTCCCATACTTTAATGAAGATGATTTTACATATTATCTTGAAAAGAATAATGGTGATGCAAATGCCACCATTTATGAGATGCTTATCATTAAGTCTGAGGTATCAACGATAGCAGTTAGTGGATTGACTACGCAGGACACATCGGGTTACTTTAAGAGACTTGCATCAAAGTTCCGGCCTTCAAATTCTGGCATTCTTGGAGGTGATTAAATGAATATAAAATTCATGAAGCACCAAGTAAAAAATGAGATTGCCAGAAGCGGTCAGGAATATCAGTTTAAAAGAAAAAAAGAAAATAAGTACCACCAGATTGTGGGTGAAGAAGATATAGCCATTGTCAAAGGAATATACCATGAGACAAATGGTTATATTTCGTTATTAAAGGCAGATGCCTCAATTGTGCAAAGTAAAAAAGTTCCTACAATATTTACTTTGAAAGAAAATGCAGTAGGAATAGAACAAGGAGATTATACAGAAATTGATAGTAACAAATACAAGGTAACAGGCATTCTTGATATACAAAACTATGGCATAGTTGTTGATATATCTCTGGAAATGGAGGTGTAAATAATGGCTATGGAATTTGAGTTTAGCATGGATAATATAATTGATGGTGTAGCAAAAGTTGACAAGAAAGCTTTAGCTGCGTTGAATATGTTTGCATCAACCAAGTCAGAAGAGCTAGAGGCTTACGCAAAGCAAAATAGGCCGTGGAAGGATAGAACTGGAGCAGCTAAGGCTTTATTAACCAGTTATGTTGAAGACCTTCCGGATAGAATCAGAATCACTCTATCACATGGAGTAGATTATGGTATATGGCTTGAGCTTGCAAATGATGGAAACTACAGCATAATAAAGCCGACAATAAATATAAAGTCACCAGAGTTTTTTGAGCAGTTACAAGGTTTATTAGAAAAGATAGGAAAGTGATATCATGGAAGAAGTAGTAAAAAAAATCACTGATGAGTTATTGAAAGATGGTATTGATGTGTATCCTCCAGCATCGCATAAAGGTGAATGCAAAAGTCCATATTGTGTTGTAAAAGATGAAGGTGCAGCAAAGTTCCAGAATTTTTCAACTCAACGGAGAATGTACAGCATATATTGTCACGTCCCTATTGAAATGTATTTGGAACTTGATGATTTTGTAAAAAAGTGCAAAACAGCAGTAGAAAGATTGGCTCCTATGGTAATGCCAACGGGACTCGAGACGCCAAGCTTTCTTGACACAACGAATAGTGATTATTCGAAGAGTGTCGAGTATAGATGCTATGCAAGAAATAAGTTGATTTAGGAAGGAGGAGAAAGCATGTTAAAAAAAGGTAATGAGATACCTACAATAGACTGTGCTCTTGTAACCGTCAAGGTTAAAGATGATGCAAGTGGAAGAGAGTTAGCTCTTGATACAGCTAATAAGATTGAAGTCGAGGTTCAGACTTCTGAAACAGAAGCAATTAAGTTGGTTATTAAGAATAAGCTGAAAGCACAGAAAGGACAGCAGACAACTATCACAGGACATCGTATTACACTTACAGACAATGTATTTATTCCAGAACTTGCAGTTATTTTACAAGGTGGTAAGATTACTTGGGAAGGAACAGAGTATGAAAGTAAGGTTACGAAGTATGAGCCACCAGCTGCTGGTTCTGGTGAAAAAGGAAAAGTATTTGACCTGATTGCATATTCTGCAATTTATGATGCAGCAGCGGTTCTTGTTGGGTATGAAAAAATAACCTATCCGAACTGTCAAGGACAGCCATTCGGACTCAATTCAGAAGATAACGTATTCCGTGTATCTGAGTACACAATTGATTCAGCACCAGATGAAGGACAGGCACCATATACAATTGAGTATGTAAGCGCTCTTCCAGATGTTTCATAAAAGATAAATAAAAATAAAAAAAAAGGAGAGAAAAAGATGAGTGAGTTAAAAGTAACAAGGATTGAAGACCTTAAAGAATATGCAAAAGGACAGGTTGTAGAGCTTCCACCGTTTGCTGAAGGGCAGCCGCTCGTGGTTAGAATGTCAAGACCTTCTATGCTGGCAATGGTGGAAAAAGGAAGGATTCCCAACAGCCTGTTAGTTGTTGCCAACAAGCTTTTCATGGGTGGTTCTGATCTTGATACAGGCAATACAGACTTCTTAAAAGATATGAATGGTGTATTAAAAGAAATCTGTAGAGCATCATTAATTGAACCAACATATGAAGAGTTTGAGGATGCCGGAATAAGACTTACTGATGACCAGATGATGGCAATCTTTAGTTATTCTCAGAAGGGTGTAAAGGCCCTTGAATCCTTTCGTCAAAAGCCCGGAAATCTTAACAGTAATTGGACTGGCAAAGGAGTTCCAAAAAACCCCGGCAGAAATAATAAACCTCCAAAACACGTATGATGCATATTGTTTTAATTGTGCTTGTCTTTTTATCATAAACAAAATGAAGGATGGTGAAAAACCAAACTTCCATAAATTTAAAACAGAAAATATGCATTATTCTAAGCCGTCTGATTTGTATAAAGATTTGATGAATTAGTTTAGTAAGGAAGGAGGTGCTTATCAAATGGTGGATTTAGGGTCAGCTATAGGTTATTTAGATATCGATACATCTAAGTTTAAGCAAGGTTTTAAAGATGCTCTGGATGATGTAAAAAAGTTTAACGACGAACTTAAAGGCTCGAAAGAAAAGTTTAAAGTAGCAGCAGATGGAATGACAACAGCCGGTTCTGCTCTTACAAAAAATGTTACAGTTCCGATTCTTGGTGTTGGTACAGGAATGGTGCTGGCAGCAAGTAAATTTGACAAAGCATCTCAGTCTTTACAAATTAGCATAGGTGCAACAGATGAGAAGATGCAGTCTTTAGATGAAGTAATGAAAAGAATTTATGAAAACAATTACGGAGAAGGCTTTGAAGACATAAGCGATGCACTTGTAGAAGTAAACAAACAGCTAGGTGATTTAAGTGAAGAAGAGCTTCAAAATGTTACGGAATCAGCTTTTGCATTTAGAGATGCATTCGACGTAGAAGTAAATGAAAGTATAAGAACTGTAAATACTTTAATGAAGAACTTTGGCACAACTTCAGAAGAAGCCTTTGATTTAATGACATGGGGTATGCAAAATGGCTTAAACTTTTCAGATGAGTTGATTGATTCTATCAATGAGTATGGCCCGCAGTTTAAGAAGCTTGGGTTCAGTGCAGAGGAAATGTTCCAAATATTCCAAAAGGGTGCTGAGTCAGGTGCATGGAATCTTGACAAAGTTGGTGATGCAGTAAAAGAGCTATCAATCAGAGTTATAGACGGCAGTGATACTACTGTAGCCGGATTTGAGGCAATAGGGCTTAATGCTGATGAGATGGCAGCTAAGTTTTCTCAAGGTGGTGACAGTGCTAAGGAAGCATTTTATAAGGTTGTTTCCGCCCTTGGAGAAATGGAAGACCCATTGGCTCAAAATACAGCTGGGGTTAACCTGTTTGGTACTATGTGGGAGGATTTAGGTCCTGAAGTAGTTACTCAGTTAGGAAATATAAAGGATGCAACATTAGATGTGTCTGGTGCTACGCAACAATTGAAAGATGAAGGCTACAATGATTTAGGAAGCATGATGGAAACATTAAGAAAAAATGTTTCTTTATTAGGTGTAGAATTTGGTGAGATATTGCTTCCATATATTTTGGATTTTGTAGAATGGTTAACTAATATGATGCAAAGGCTTGCAGAGATGCCAGAAAGTGTTCAACAAGTTATTGTTGTGATAGGCTTAATAGTAGCTGCTGTAGGCCCTTTACTTTTATTGCTAGGAAACTTATCAAAAGCGTTATTGAGTATACATCAGCTAGTCGTTCTGATTGGGCCTCTTATTTCAGAATTAGGCTCGATATTTGTAGCTTTAACAGGCCCAATAGGTATTGCAATTGCCGCAATAGTTGGAATGTTTATAGCTTATCAGACTAATTTGTTTGGAATAAGAGATTTAGTTAACAGTGTGCTTTCATTTATAACAGATTTGTGGGAAAGCAATTTCCTTAATATTCAAGACTATTTCTCATTGTTTTGGAATAACATAACAACGATACTGAATGCAGCTATAGCAATATTTAAAGAGATTGTTTCTGTATTTATGGCTGTTCTTACAGGTGACTGGCAGACAGCGTGGGATGGTATAAAAAATATATTCTCAATCATATGGGACACCATTATTCAGTTGCTTAAGAACTTCATTGAGAGTATTATAATTTTTATAACCAATACAGGCTCAAGAATGTTGCAAGCAGCAAAAGACCTGTTTAATAAAGCAAAAGACGGATTTACAGAAGTATGGAATCAAATTATAGAATGGTTTAGCCAAGTTGTAAATGACCCAGTAGGAACAGTATTAGGAATAGGGCAGGCGATGTTTGATGCAGGTAAAAATATATTCGATATGCTGTGGGATGGTATGAAAAGTATATGGGATAGTATTACAGGCTGGATAGATGATTCAGTTGAATGGCTGCTTGATAAAGTAATGTTTTGGAAAGATAAAGCAGATGATATAAAGAAAGCACGACGTAAAGCAGAAGAAGCAGAAGATGACGATGATGATGGCCCAGATGGAAGCCATAGAAACGGTCTTGATTATGTTCCATATGATGGATATAGAGCTGAGCTGCATAAAGGTGAAAGAGTACTTACAGCTGAGGAAAATGCTAATTATGGAAAAGGTGGAAATACATACAATTTCTACAGTCCAAAAGCATTGACACCAAAAGAAGCAGCAAGAGAGATGAGGAGAGCAGAAAGAGAAATTGCTTTAGGATTCAGTTAGGAAGGAGGTGAAGAAATATGATTGAATCTGTAAAGTTCAGAAATCTGGTTACAGGAAAAGAAATAGTAATGGATTCAGATAAAGGTGACTACCTACTAGATGTTGATGATGGCTCTGTTGACTGGGGAGAAGTTGAGGCAAAACATAATACTTATAATTTTCCTACACAGGTAGGTTCATATATTTCTTCAACCTCTTTAGAGGACAGAGAAGTGAGTTTCTTCGGCTATATAGTGTATAACAATACACAAGACTTCAGAAGGAAGAAAAAGACTCTGAGTGCATTTATGAATCCATTACATGATATTGAGATACAGGCAAAAGGATATAGCTTGTTTGGCAAAGCACAAGCTAGTGTAAAATATGGAAAAGAATATAAGACAAACAATGGAGCATTTTGCAAGTTCACATTCTCGTTGTTATGTATCAAACCATTATGGCAGACGTCAAGTCCATTAAGCGTAAATATAGCTATTCTTCAGCCCGGATGGAGGTTTCCATGGATAATGGTAAAAGAAAAAGGAAAAGGTACAATTTTTGGAAAAAGAAGAAGAGCACTTTTGCAGCAGCTTACAAATAACGGAGCTATTCCAGTAGGAGTAAAAATATTGATTCATGCTTTGGGTATAGTAAGCAATCCAGAATTGAAGATTGTAGAAACGCAGGAGTTTGTGCATATCAACAAAACGCTTAGTGAAGGTGAGGATATAGAGATAAGCACAGTAGATGGTGAGAGATATATCAGAGGTAGAAAAGATGAAAATAGCCCATGGGAATCATATCTGCAATACTTTGATTTAGACAGTTCTTGGATTCAAATTCCCGTAGGAACGGTTGCAATAGGTTTTGCCACTTATGAAAGTGAAGGGGTGCAAAACGATACTTACAAAAATATGAATGTCAATGTATCATATCACGAAAAGATATTCAATCTGGAGGATGAGTAATATGAAAAAAAATATGAGAATGGAAATCATCAACCATAAATTTGAGAGGTTGGGTGTAATAAATAAATTTGATATGATACAGTACAATCCAAAATATTCCAGCATAGGTTCATTTGAGTTAAGCTGTGCTTTAAACGAAGAAAACAAAAGCCTGATTGTTGAAGATAACATTTTGTGGATTGAAGATAGATATGCAGGAGTTATCCAATATATAGACAAATCTTCAAAGAATGAAATAAAAGCAAAAGGTAAATTACTTTCGGTTGTTTTAAACTGGAGAACGGTTATAAAAACGTATGAAGCAAATAAACCACCAACAGAAATATTTGATGAACTTGTTAGGTTAAACTTCATGACTGATGGTGAAAGAAAGATTGAAGGTCTTACGTTTATAAACAATGTAAATGATGATAAGACAGCTATAAGGTATCAGGTTACAGGTGAAGCATTATCTGATGTATTTCAGCCATTAAGTGAAACATATGATATAGGTTATGAAGTCTACTTGAACATGAAAGAAAAAGCATTTGAGTTTACTTTGTTTAGAGGTAGAGACCTTACAATTGATAACAAAGACGGAAATAAGCCAGTAATATTTGGCACAGACTTCAACAACATTTTGACAAGCGAATATGTTTCAGATAAGAATAATTACAGAAATGTGGCATATGTTGCAGGTGAGGGTGAAGGAGAGAACAGGGTTGTTGTTGAAGTAAAGCAAACAGAATCAGCAGGTTTCTTCAGAAGAGAAATTGTAGTTGATGCAAGAGATCTTCAAAAAGCAAATAGCACAACAAAAATGACTGATGAAGAATATAACGAATTGCTTCAGCAGAGAGGAAAAGAAAAATTAAGTGAGCTTAGAAAAGTTGAAAGCTATGATGCAGAGCTGATGAGTGATGCAAAAACAGGTTTTGTTTATGGCAAAGATTACTTTTTAGGTGATACAGTAAGTGTGATTGATAAAAACCTTGGAGTTATATTATCAGCTAAAATTACAGAAGCTACAATAACTTTTGCAGAAGATGGATATACGGTTGAACCAACTTTTGGTTTTGGTTTACCAACGTTATATGATAAACTTAAGAAAGGAGTGTTGTAAGGTGGCAGAAACAAGTGGATTTTTTAATGCTGAGGAACAGGCTGATGGTTCTTATGACAGAGAGTATTTCGCTCAGCAGTTTGCATATTATTTTGCTTTATTTATTGGCAATGGAGTTTTCTTTCCAGATGCAGGTAAGCTTCAGGTAGTCCAGAACTCAGCTCAGAATATGAGTGTAGATGTAAATATAGGAGATGCATTTTTGAATGGTTATTGGTATAATAACAGCACTCCTTTGAATGTAAAGTTAGAAAATGCTAGCCCAAACCTGAACAGAATTGATAGTATTGTACTTGAGTGGAATATCACGACAAGAGATATAAAAGCAAAAGCCGTAAAAGGTACAGAAGCCAGTGATGCTCAAATTCCAGTGTTGCAAAGGGATGACAGTGTATTCCAGTTAAGGTTGGCACATATCAACGTAACACAGGGTATTACAGGCATTACAAACGCACAAATAGTTGATGACAGGTTAGATAAAGATGTCTGCGGCATAGTAACAGGAGTTGTAGAGCAAGTTGATACCACTACATTATATCAGCAGTTCGTAAGTTGGTATGAGCAGTTCACAAAGAAAGCTGGTGCTGATTTAGACCAATGGACAAAACAAGAACAGCAGGACTTTGAATCTTGGAGAACCGCAAACGAAGCAACGTTCAATAAATGGTTCCAAGATATAAATGCTAAGTTAGGTACGGAGCCAGCTACAAATCTTCAGAAACAGATTGATGGTATGAACAATATAGTAGAGGTTGAGCTTACGCTTGAGGGCTGGATAGGTGATTCAGCACCATGGAGCCAGAGAGTAGCGGTTCCAAACTTGAAAGAAACGGACAGCATAAGCCTTGCACCTGCTATTGATAAAGATACGGGGATTGATAAAACAAAGCTGCTCAAAAAGCTTACAGGCATGATTGATGCAGGTGAAACAGAGGATGGATTTGCTACTTTCTACTGCAATATAAAAAAGCCTACTGAAGCTTTCAAGATTCGTCTTAAGGGCGTGACAAAGGGGGTATAGGATATGTCTAAAATATGGATTCCCGGAGGCGGAGGCGGTGTTGATTTAGATGTGACCACAGCACAAGCCGGTGACATACTGGCTGGTAAAGTTATTGTAGGTCCAGATGGTGAACCGTTAACAGGTACGATGCCAAACAGGGGAGCAGTGAGTCAGGTACTACCTATCAATGGCAACTATACAATCCCAGCTGGATATCATAACGGTTTGGGCAAAGTAACACAGAATATTCCTGTACAGGGTGGATCCACAATAACTCCCGGAACAATTACAAAAACAGCTGTAGCAGCTGGAAGATATGTAAGTGGGAATGTTAACGTAGCTGGTGACCCCAACTTAATAGCAAGCAATATAAGAGACGGAGTTACAATATTCGGTGTAAGAGGAAATGTAATAGAGTATAAGTCTCCAGCTATTGTAGACATAACACCAAAATTGGGAGTCATCGCAGGAAATATTATACCGAGTGTTTCCATCGACTCTGTTTATGGTGGCACACTAAAGTTTTATACGAAATCTCCCGGAAGTTACGCGTTTGCCATGCTGAATAATGGAAGTGGGTTGAATTTGACAGGATGGAACTACATAAATGCTAGCACATACATGTTCTTAGGTTACTTTAAAAATCAATCTGCTGAGTGGTACTTCGGTGTCAGCAGAAATTCAAACCTTTCGGCATTTACATTTGATGCAGTAGACAAAACGGCTTTTTCAGGAAATGATGGTAGGAATAAGAGTAAGAGTGTAAAATTAAATGTAACAAGTTTATCAGGTGTATATTTTTTGTATATTGCTGTAAAAGTAACTGGCGGTTCTAGTGATGTAGACGAAAGGTCACAGTATAGTGCGAAAGATATAACATTATCAACACAGTAGGAGGTAAGATAGAATGAAAATATACACAGACGAACAGTATCATATTGTAGCAGTAAGAAAGAACGATACAGGTTTACAGCTTACAGAACATGATGTACCGGATGATTACTTTAATGGATGGTGTGATACTGTCATTAAGGGATATTGCTATCAGGTAAACGATGATTCAATAGCTACATACCCATACAAAGATTTTGACTTGCTTATGTCAATTCAGCAGATGTATGAGGAAAAAGAAAAGCAAGTTACGGAACTTCAGATAGCCTTGGCACAGGTATTTGAGGCTGCTATAACAAAGTAAGTAAAAGGAGGTGAAAAGAATGGACGTAATTTATGCACAGCTTATTATCAAGGGTTTAAAGAAAATCACCGATGTGCCTGAGATTATCAGACCAGATGTGAAGAAAGTGCTTGCAGCTTTAGGCTATCCAGAGTTAGCACAGGAGTAAAGAAAGGAGAAAATGATATGGGAAAGAGTAAAACAGGATGTAAGGTACACAAAAACAAGTCGGTAAATGAAGTACACAATAGTGAGCCTAACACACAATGTACATGTGACGTAGGAGAGACAGGCCCAGTCACAACGGGCGGAAACGTACCAACAGGCCCAGCACTGGAAGGTAAGGGCAATACTCCAGTAGGGCCGGGTCTTGAAGGGCTTGGTAACACGCCCGTAGGTCCAGGTTTAGAGGGTAAGGGCAATACACCTGTAGGCCCAGGAAAATAAGCCCATTAAACGGCCTTCTGGTTATCCAGAGGGCCTTTTTTAAAAGGAGGTGTTTGCATGAGGACATTTAAGGTTGAACTTGATACAGCTTATGCAGATAAAGCAATAAAAGAAACGGGTCTTTTACAAGGTAACCAGAACTTTGCTTTTGAGTTTAGGCTTGCTGAACGTGGTGAACCCATTACCATTGACAATATGAAAAAGCCGAAGCTCATTTTTAATTTTGAAAATGGTGTAGAATCGTTTACTGTAGATGAGTCTTCTCCAGACTATCCAGTAACAGTGGCTGGCAATGTAGTAAAAGTAGCAGCTAGTAAATATTTGTCAATGGGTTATGGAAGAGTTAAGTTAATGATTAAGATTGACGATTATTACACGTACAGCTGCATTTACTATGTTGACAGAAACGAAAAACTTTACAGCTCCACCTGTAGCTCAGAGTGATGCTGGTGATTTTGCACTTAAAGACTTTAAGAATGTATCAAATGATGTATTCAGACAGAAATATAAGGAAGCTGTTAAAGAACCTATGTCTGATGCTGACTTCTTGGCTCAGGCTAAAAAGAACGGACTGGCAGAAAACGACCTTGCCGACGTAGACCTTCAAAAGCTGTATGACAAAGGAATTGATTCAGGCTTAATGTCAAAAGACGGTTCAAATTTTCTCCGTCTGATTTTGACAGAGAGCTTAAAGCAAATGCAGCTTTTAGGGCTTTGCAGAATGCAGACCACCCAGCCACGAAAGGGAAAACTGATGCAGAGATCAAAAAAAACTGTTCTATGCAAACAGATATGAAGTTCAAGCAGCTATTGACTTATCACAACCGCCATACAAAGATGCTACAACACTATATTTAGCATTTCAGCTCACAAGTGATGGGCAAAAGATAACCCAGATTCTTCCACTTCATAGTGATGGTAAAATCATTATGGTGGAGTTGATATTCTCAACAGGGGTATCATCAGGCTCCCTAGAGATAGATGCAGCTTCAGGGGAAAGCATAGATGGTATTGTTTCAGCCAGCTCGATGACGTTCACAAAACAAGGGTATTTAGGTTATTTCCTGCCATTTAAAAATGAACCAGGTTATGATTTTATATCACACCACGAAACGCATGATTATTCAATGCAGTTTATGGACGGTATGAAAAAAGAATGGTTTACTTCACAAAATATTCAATCTATGGATAGAACTGTTAGAATTGCTAAGCTAGGCAAAAACGCAGATTTTTCTGTAGAGGGTGTAAAAGGGCATGACGGTATTCTTGCTTTTGTTGGAAATGATCAGTTATACAATACAAAATATGACAAAGCAAAGATTTACTTTGGTGATGTCAGAGTTCAGGGTGGAGCTTTTGTTTACCAGAATTTGCAGAATAAATCGTTTGTGATTCAGGATATTAATATGCAGGATGATTCAAACATGAGCGAAGGCACAACGTTCCTTGTGGCTTTATCTTATGTTCCGTCAGCCTATGAATTAGCTCCATTAACTCAAGACGGTAAAATTATGCTGGAGCTTGTGGACAATAATGAATCACCTATTCTGGATATAAATGGCAATCCAATGGGGGTTGAAGTTGAGTACAAAACTGATGACATTCAGAGAAAAGAGCTGTATGTTGGAGAGTGTAGAGTGAAAGACTATACAGAAGTTCACTTAAAGCTTAAAACTACGTTTGCAAATGAGGAAATTTTAAGCATTGGTGCTGATACCTGTATTATGCTACAGGCCATAAGTAAAAAAGAATCAGCAGGTATGGCTTTACTTGCTTTTATGGCTTTTACAGGATACAGAATTGGATTTGACAACATTTACTACGGTACAAATTCCCTGAATTTAGCCCAGTATCTTACTTTTGATATGGTTGAGCAAGAAGTAGCACCTACTACAATGTATTTAGGGGATGATACTTACTTTGACTTTAAGACAAAGGTAAAAGCAGCTATTCAGAACTATCAGCTGATTATCAAAGACAACGGAACCGATTTACCTGTGTTTTCAATCGTGAAACGGTATAGCAAGTTTGCAACTCACTACATAGGTGGGAAGGAGTATAATACCACGGTTAAAATCACAGACAAAAATAATGCCTTTCAGATAAATCTGATGAAATATACAGGAATACAAAACCCTGCACCGTTACCGTCTGTTCAGAGCTATGATGATGGTTCACCAGTGTTCCCTGCTGATTGGGAGGTGGTAGACTCGTTATTCATTTCAGAAGATGCTGTATCTGGGATTCATACTGCTATGAAAAAATTTAACCTGCCATCTGATGGTAAAGAATTAGCCATAGTTCTTTATCCAGTATCTTCTCAGATTCCAACCACGCTTAAATTGAATGACTTTGAGGGTGATATTGTTCCGGGGTTTAACAAACTGGTTATAACTACAAACAGTCACATCAAGGAGCAATATCTGGAATTTAGTAAGGAGTATTACAAAGCCAGAGTAGATACTCCAAAGGGTGATGCAAGTTACCGATATACGGTCAACGATTCATCTACGAAAATTCCAGCAGGAGTTATTACAGGTGGTGATGGAAAAATAGTAAATGATAATAGTTGGTCTGATGCAGGCTCCAGTGACCCACTGAAAGTGCAAGGCGACTTTAAATTCCTTGTAGATGGTAATGTTAATATGGAATATCAGGCTCAGATTTTTAATGAGACAGGAACTATTAACAATGTTGAAATATGGCTTGCAAAAGTAGGCCCTGGCCCAAATCAGCTTACTGAAGTTCCAAACAGCAAATTTGCTACTACGATTGAAGCCAACAGAATGAAGCCCAAAAAGGTTTACTCAAAATCGTTTAGCTTCTCTGCAAAAGCCAATGAAACTTACAGAGTTCTGGCTAAATCAAACGTAGCGGACGGATTCTATTTACAGAGTGGTACAGACGGCGTTCCGCTGTTTGCAGCATCTATTGTGTTTGATGAAACTAATGGACGCCCGGCAGCTATGGACAATGCTCCTGTGATTCAAGTTATGGAAGATGGTAAACCCATAGCTGGTAAGACAATTCAGATTGATTCTAAAACTGGTGCTATTACTATAAAATAGTAGTTGAAAAAAAATAAAAAAACTTTCAAAAACCTATTTACAAAATCAAAATCTTGGTATATAATATATACATAATCAAATAAAACAAAAATTACTCAGAGGAGGAAAAACAAAATGAAAAAGGTATGGATTCTTGAGAAGTTTGAAAGCAATGAGAAGATGGTTAAAAATCTCGGTGAGTTGGAACAGGCATTAGAGGAAAACAAAGGCAACCTTGATGAAAAAGGCATTGAGTCAATGAATCAGACAATCGCTTATTATAAGAAAAGGATTGAGGAAAATCCTGAAGGAATGTGGATTGGTTGGGAAGGAAAATCAATTTATCGTCAGTTTTGTGATGTTGCTAAAGCCGCACTTCGTAGAGCTGACAAGTCCTGGAAGTTCAGAGTTGTTGAAGGTGAAATTGAGGACAATGCGCAGTATTGGTGTGGTTATAAGTTCGTTAAGGAAAACGAAGGAGTACTTCGTTACCTGATGGCAACAAAATAAGTCACCCTGATGAGTCTTTGAAAATTAAGACGAAACCGGAACAAAAGTTCCGGTCGGTGGTACAAACCACAAATTAAAATAATAGGAGGGCATAGGAGTGTCAAAAGAAATTTTAGCTAAAATGACTTGCAAGGAGCTGAGAGAGGTTGCTAAAAAGTATAATATCTCAGGAAGATGGGGTATGACAAAAGACCAGTTGATTGAAGCAATTGCTGAAGCAACAAAAGTTGTTGAGGAAACAGAGCAGGTTCAGGAGAACAAAGAGGCAACTCCTCAGAAAACAGATGTATGTGAGTGTGATTCTGCAGAGGCAGAAAACAAGTATGGTAGTAAGATGGACTACATTGAGAAAGTAGAAATAGGAGTGATTGTTGCTTTTAGACTTCCAACTGGTAAAGTTAAAGCAGCAAAGCTTATGAAGAGAAGCACCAAGAAAAGGTTGCTTAAACTCGAAACTGAATATGGTGCTGAGTTCATTGTTCCGTTTGAAGATGTTATCTGGGTGAAAACTGGAAGACGCTGGCCAAGAGGAATTTATAATCTTCTGAAAGGAATCAAGGAAAATGAAGAAGGAAAGAAAAACTAGCTCTTCTCTGTATGAGAAATGCAGGTTTATGGCATTAGAGTTCTTTAGAAAAAACAGAGAGTTTAAAGAAATGCAAGGCCAAATGAATGAGTTAAAGAAAAACTTTTATGGTTCAATAAATGAGTTCTTTGATGAGAATAATATTGATTCAGAGATTAGTTTTTCTTACAATGAAATTGCTAATAAGCAGGTTCTTAGAATTAAAAAGGTTCAGAAAGTTTCTGTTAATTTTGATGCTGAATCTGTTGAAAAAGCATTAGAAAAAGAGTACAGGAAACAGGTTATAATAAAGAAATATGAAGTTAATGATATGGCTGGTTTAACAACATATTTGAAAGAATGTGGAGTGAACCCGAATGTGTTCAAAAACTTTATTGATGTAAAAAAATCTGTTGATGTTCCGGTTTTGGAAAACCTTGTAGCTACTGGAAAAGTAAGTGAAGAAAGTTTGGATGGATGTTATATAACAGAAAAACAGAATCCTTATTATACAGTGACAGCAAAGAAAGAGTAGGAAAAGGACGATTGAGAGCAGAGGACTTAATTTAGCAAAGGTACTTTGGTATTACAACTTAGTATATGATGTAGGTATTGAGAAGCAAAAGATTGTCTGTCCTTTTCATGAAGATGTAAATCCAAGCATGATAATAAATCTCGAAGAAGGTTCATGGTTTTGTTTTGGATGTGGTTTATCTGGAGATGCTTATAAATTTGTAAAGCTTATGGAAAGCAAGTACAACGGTTTGGATGATTTACAATCATACAAAGTTTACTTAGATATTCTTAAGTCTGATAAATGTAGCAGCATAAAGATAAGTACTCATCAGAAGTCACGAAAGCCAGTCAGGAGGGAGTTGTATAATCAAGCTTATGATTTTTATTATGGTTTGAAAAAGACTGACTGGAGGAATCCAGAAGAGTCAGAAGAGATTGAAGCTTATGAGTATATGAGCAACAGAGGTTTTGATGCAGAAGCGTTGAATAAATGCAGAGCTAAGATAACGTACAACAAAAATTACAGCATAGTGTTTCCTATGATTGACAATGGAAAATTCAAAGGTTGGGTATGTAGAACAACTGATAAAGACATTGAAAAGAAAAGGAAATACCTGTACAATAAAGGGTTTAGAAGAGCTGAAACGTTAGTTGGAAGTTATGGTTTAAAGCCTTATGTTTTTATCGTAGAAGGATATATGGACAGACTAAAGTTCTTACAATTTGGTGAGAGTAATGTAGCAGCAATACTTGGATGGAAGATGTCAAGTGAGCAAATTAAGAAGCTGAAAGATAAAGGTGTCAATACAATAATAAGTGCATTAGACAATGACCCATGTGGGAAAAGAGGAACAGCTTACTTAAAAGAACATTTCAACGTAGTTAGGTTCAGGTATCTTAAAGGTATAAAGGACCCGGGAGAAATGACACGACAGCTCTTTGATAAAATGTATAAGAAGACAATGATTGATTTCAGGAGGAATAAAAATGGGTTTATTAGATGACATCAAAAATGACGTTAAAAAGTCAGGACAGAACAAAGGAAAATTCATTTACTTCAGAGAGGGTGTAAAGCAGAGAGTAAGATTCCTTAATGATATGGACGACGGAATGAAAGTGACTTTTCATGACAGCTTTGAAGCTGGCATCAATGTTCCGTGCCAAGAAGAAACGTTTGGAAGAAATTGTCCTTATTGCGAAGAGGAAGGAATCAGAACAAGATCTCAATATATTTGGTCAGTTTGGAATTATGAAACAAAAGAAGTGCAGCTGTTCATGTTCCCGGTTAACAACTGTTCACCTATTCCAGCTCTTATGGCTATGTATGAGAATTATGGAACGCTTACAGACAGAGACTATGTTATCAGTGTTTCAGGTAAACAGCAGAACAAAACTTTCTCAGTAGTGCCTATGGACAAAGTTAAGTTCAGAAATGAGAAGGCAAAGCCTTTCGCAGAAAAGGCAATACTCAAAATGCTAGATAAAGCTTTCCCGTGTGAAGATGCTGAAGATGATGACGATGATGATTATGAGGAAAAGCCAAAGAAAAGGCCAGCAAAATCGTCTTCAAAACCAAAGAAACGGGAAGAGCCTGAAGACGAAGAAGATTGGGATGAAGATGGAAATGATTATGATTCCATGACACCTCAGGAATTGTTTAAAGAATGTAAAAAACGCAAGATTGAAGTTGTGCCAAAGAAGCCTAAGAAGTACTATATCAATCTTCTTGAAGAATATGATAAAGCCCAGGAAGACTGGGATGAAGATGATGAGTATGATGATGAGGAAGATTGGGAGGAAGATGATGAGTAAGTCTTTTTCTGAATTGTATGAAGCACAAAAAGTAAATCAGCAGAAGATGCTGAATAAAGGCATGTATGATGTAAAGTTAGTATCTGAGTTACCAATTGATAACGTTCAGTTAGCTTCATATCATGCCCTTCAGCTTATGTCTGAGGTAGGTGAGGTTCTCGACGCAGATAAAAGGTGGAAGAACTTCAGAAACGAAAAGTATGATAAAGCAGGAAAAGCTGAAGAAATTGCTGATTGTTTTATTGTGCTTATGAACGTAGCTATGTTTTCTGGAATTAGTTCAGAAGAACTTGTAGAAACTATTTCAAAGAAAATCGAAGTGGTGAAAGAAAGGATAGAAAGCAAGCAATAAACAACGGGAGCTTTCTAAGCTCCCTTTTTTAAGATAAGAAAGGAAACAAAATGATTGTAATAATCGAAGGAATAGACAGAGTTGGAAAAACTACTTTAGCAAATAAGCTTTGCAAAGAGTTAGGTTTTGAAAAGTTCAGTATGAAGAACTTATTTCCATTCGATAATATGTCTCACAACATTGAGATAAATAATGCCATAGTTGAAATGCTGAAATTATGCGAAGACAAAGTAGACTTAGTATTTGACAGGTTTCATATGACAGAGTTGGTTTATGGCTTGATAGACAGAAAGTATGATGGGGCCAAGGCCTATGAATATATAAATGGTATGTTAGAAACCTTAAACAATACTGTATTGGTAGTAGTAAAGCCAAAAGATATTGTTAGGTCTTCAAAGGAGCATGGTGAAGATTTATCTAAGCATGAAGAGATATTCGAATTTTTATTCGAGAACTATGCCGGAAATAAGATGTTAACAAACTATGATGCTTTAGATGAAACTGTTAAGATAGTAAAATTCTTGAAAGAAAAAAATAGAAAGTAAAGAGGAGAAGAATTGATATGGTTAGTGTTCAGTTTGATTTGACAACAAGATGCAGTCAGAGATGTTACATGTGCAGACAGTATACGTGGAATCATAGAGAGATAGATTTTGATTTGCTAAAGGAAAAGATAAATAAATTCTATGAAGAGAATCCAAACTGCACTTTTACTTTTTCAGGAGGAGACCCTCTTAGCTATTCTAAGCTATCACAACTCAACGATTTGCTTAAGGAAAAGAAAGATTTGAAATATCAGGTATTTACTAACCTTGATTATTATTTGTCGCAGAACCATATGAGAGAGTTTTTAGAAAGAGCTGAATTTGTTCAAGTTAGCATGGATGGAAGTACACCAGAAATGTATGCTAGCGTAAGATATTCTGGTTTAGAAAAGAACTATGTGAGCAGATATAAAAGACTGATAGAAAACATAAGAAGTCTTAAAGCTAAAGTAAAACTAAATATGACAGTGTCAGTCAAGAATTTTACAAACGTATTTGATGTGTTTATGAAGTTTTGTAAATTTGATAATGTAGTTGGAATAAGATTCTTTCCAGTTCATACCAATGAAGATGTATTTCTTCAAAAAGAAATGTTTGATTCGATAAAGAGTCAGATGCTTTATATTGCAGAAGTTTCAAGCACTTTGAAAGCAAAAGGTGAAAAGGTAGCAGATACAAATGTTGAAAGTTTTGAGTTTGAAAAGAGAAAACCTTTTGCAGGAAAATGTTATGTGAAGTCAGTCCATAGAGTAATCGATCAGAAAGGCATAGAATATCCGTGTTGTAGAGCGACAAATGATAATGGTTGTGACTGGGAAGGTAAATTCAGGGTTGAGAATCTTGAAGGCTTAGAAGACGAAAACAAGCTTTATAGTTTTTGTAAGAATTGTGACAGATATGTAAAATTTAATTCAGACTTTGAAAATGTTAAAAAGTCCGAAAGGAGGTATTTGTAATGAGAATTTTGTGGATTCCTCAGATAAGCTGTATGTCATCAGATGGGAAAGTATTACTTAACAAGGATAGTAATATTACTTTCTTAAGAAAACTCCTCAGTACACAAATGTTTAAGAGAAACGAAGTAGATGTTTGTTTTGAGTTCAACGTGAGCTATGAAGAACTTGATAGTGACTTCTGGAAAAACTTTTGCAGAGTTATGTTTACAAATACAAAAAGAGAATTTGCAGGTGCATTCAATGAAAGATTTGATTTTGATTCAAGTTATTTCTTGGATATTAAAAACAGCAATGAAAAGTACGATATTATTTTCGTAAATGAGCCAAGTAAAGTTCTTCCGTTGAAGAATATCTTCAAAGAATCAAAAGTAGTTACTTACATACATTGGCTTGCAGCGGACAACATGAAGTTTTTGGAACACAGACAGAGAGAAGGTATAGAAAATGCCGACTTATGTTTTGTAAATTCAAATTTCGTTATTTACAAAATGAAGAAGTTAGGTTATAATACAAATAATGTAAGAGTGTTCTATCCAACAGCGAATGAAGAGATTATGGACTTAAAGGCTGATGCTGGAATGAGCATAATCTACAACCACAGACTTTCTTCAGATGGATATTACAAAAGAGCATATAACAACTTAATTTGGGTAATGAATAAGCTAGAAGATGATTTAGGTTTAAAAAATATGCCAACAGTATATTTTACAAATCCTTCAGGGAAAGATTTTGATGTGGAAAAAGATAAACCATACTTTAAGAAAGTAGAGTTGTCTGATACTGAAACTTATGTTAGCTTCTTAAAGTCAAAAGAAGTAGGTATTCATTTGAATACATTTTTTGATTCAGAAGGTATGTGGTGTTCTTCAACTACAGATTGTGCATGTTATGGAGTAAAATGTTTACTTCCTAAAAAGTTTGGATATGCGGAGATATTCTCAGATGACTATTGTGGCTATTGTCATAACGTAGAAGAAATGTATGTTAAACTCAGAAGAATGATTTTGTTTGGTTCAAAATGCGGCTTTGAAACAATGAAGAAAGATATGGAAAGGTTTAAAGCTGATAAAATTGCAGATTGTGTAGAGAAAGAATTGGAAAATATTTTGAAGTAAAAGGAGAAAAAAAATGCTGGAAAACTTAGTTGTTAAGAGTAGAAGTACAGATGATGCATGGCTTAAATGGTATGACATCATGACAAAAGAAATTAAAGAATCGAAAAGTAGAGATGGTGAAGTTGTAAATGAAGTACTGAATGCTGTTACAGTAATAGAAAATCCTACAAAAAATATAATGACTAATACAACAAGAAAACTTTCTATGAGATATGCTATAGGAGAAATGCTCTGGTATTTATCAGCAAATAATGATGTAAAAGAGATAAGTAAATATACTTCAGCTTGGGAAAGAATGTCTGATGACGGAGAAACAGTAAATAGCAATTATGGATGGTGTATCAAAAAGAAGTACGGGTTCGATCAGTATAAGTATGTGAAAGATTTGCTTATGAGAGACAGTCAAACAAGACAGGCTGTGATTCACATCAAGGAACCAAGAAATACGTTGGAGAATCCAACGAAGGATTTGAATTGTACAGTATGTTTGCAGTTTTTCGTTAGAGAAGGAAAGTTGTATATGACAACGTATATGAGATCTAATGATTTATGGATGGGGTTTCCATATGATGTGTTTCAGTTCACATGCTTACAAGTTTTATTGTCTATGGAGTTAGGCTTAGAACTTGGAACATATACACACATAGCGGGTTCTCTGCATCTTTATAAAAGAGACTACGAAAAATCTCTCAAAAATATAGGTGAATAATTATGGTTGATTTACATAGACATGATGAGTTTTCAACTTTTGATGGTTTTGGAAAACCATTAGAATTGGCTAGAATTGCAAAAAGCAAAGGACATACTTCTTTAAGTACAACTAACCACGGAAACACCAATAGCTTAATTCAGACATACCAAGCTTGCAAAGAGGTAGGTATAAAGTCTATCTTAGGAGTAGAAGGATATTTTTTACCAGTTCATAAGCCACAAACAAGAGGTTATCATTTGATTTTGGTAGCCAAAAATCTTGAAGGTTATGGAAACTTAAATAGGATTCAGTATGAAGGTGAAAAGCAGAAATATTACAATCCTATTTGGGATTTTAAATTACTGGAAAAATATCACGAAGGACTTATTTGTTCTACAGCTTGTGTAGCAGGATATCTTGCACAGTGCATCGTAAAAGGCGAGAAAGACAAGGCAATTAAGTTTCTTAAGAAAATGAAAAGTATTTTTGAAGATGACTTATACATAGAGATTCAGCCTTATAAAATATCAGATGTAGGTATGCAGGAAAAAGTAAATGTTGAAGCTATGAAGTTAGCAAATAAACTTGGTATTAAATGCATACTTACATCTGATTCACATAGAGGGCTTAAAGAAGACTTACCAAGTTATCTTAAAATGCATGAGATAGCGGGGCATAATATGGAGCATATTGAAGAAACATATGCCGAAAGATATATGCCTACTGAAGAAGAAATATATAAAAGATTTGTAAGAATGCACAAAGATGATTTTGATTCATTGACTGAGTGTAAAAAATTCGGAATACAAATGATTCACAATCTGGAAGAGATAGAAGAAAAGTGCGAGAACAATTACTTAGATAAGTTAGAATTAAAACTTCCCAAGATAGATGGAAATGAAGATGAATCTTCTTACAAAGTGTTATTAAACAAAGTTAAGAAAGGTCTTAAAGAAAGAGGGAAAAACAAGAAAGAGTATATCGAAAGATGTAAAGAAGAATTGGAAGTAATAAAGTTCCATGGATTCGAAGATTATTTTCTTATAGTAGCTGATTATGTAAACTGGGCTAAGTGTCGTGGAATAGCTGTAGGCCCAGGAAGAGGTTCTGTTTGCAATAGCCTTGTAGCATATGCCCTAAAAATAACAGAAGTAGATAGCTTAAGATTCGGGCTTGATTTTAGAAGGTTCTTAAGAAAAGATAAAAAGAAATTTCCAGATATTGATTTAGACTTTCAAACATCTAGAAGACATGAAGTAATTGAATATCTTTGTGAAAAATATGAAGGACATGCTGCAAGAATTTGTTCTTATGGTTTATACAAAGTAGATAATTTGATTAATGACTTGGCAAAAGTTTGCGGTCTTGAAACGTCTGGTGATATTGATGATGAACAGAAAAAAATAAATAAACAAGAGATTTCAAATATAAAGTCTTTTGTAAATAGCTGCATACAAGATGGAACATTAGATGAAGAATCGTTGCTAAATTCAAACGAAGGAAAAATGTATAACAAAGAATACGACAATATTCTTAATCATTTTTGTAAGCTGTTTAAAAAAGTAAGATTCATAGGAACTCATGCAGCTGGTGTTGCAATAACTGGAGGAAATCTTTTAGACTATGTAGCTTTAAAGATAGACTCAAAAGGTGATGAGTTTACCAACTACGATCTTTCAGATGTTGAAGCAATAAATGTAATTAAGTTTGATATTCTTGGACTTAAGACAATGGAATCTATAAGTGATTTAAGATTCAATACAGGAGTAGTAGCAGTTTATGATGAAATTGTAGAAGATGAAAAGATTCTTGAAAGTTTCAAAGAAGGAAAATGCGATGGAGTATTCCAGTTTGAAAAAGCAACTGCAAGAAATATATTGAAAGATATTGATTGTGATTGTTTTGATGATATAGTAGCTGCTTCTTCAATGAATAGACCTGGTCCTTTGAGTCTTAAGATGCCACAAGCTTATGCTGAAAATAAAGCAGATCCAGAAGATGCAAAGCAGTCATATTATTGGGAATATACTTCGGAATCTTATGGTACAATAATTTATCAGGAACAGGTGCAAAGAATATGTATCGGTATAGGAAAAATGGATTGGGGTGATGCCGATAAAGTTATGAAAATGATGAAAGGCCATCAGATGACAGAAAAAGCATTAAAACTTTATAATGAGCAAAGACAAGGCTTATTAGATAAGTTTATTGCTGGTGCCAAAGAGACATGCGGAATGTCTAAAGAAGAAGCTGAGCAGCTTTTTGATAATATGACAGCTTACACTTTCAACAAAGGACATGGTGTTGGTTATTCATTAATTAGTGTGGAAGAAATGTTCTACAAAGTATACTATCCAAACGAGTATTGGTTTGCAAAACTTAAATATGCAAAAGATGAAGCCGAGTACAATAGGTTTTGTGAAAAAGCAGTAGGAGATGGATCTGTAATATTTTTACCTCATGTCAATTTTTCTCTTCCAAAGACTGAATTAAGAAAAGTTCAAGGAGAGAATGCTATTCAACAAGGTCTTTCTGATATAAAAAACGTAGGAGAAAAAGCAGCTCAGTTCATTCTTGAAGAAAGAAAGAAAAACGGTGTGTTTGTAAATTTTGATGATTTTTATGACAGATGCAAGTCAAGAGTTGTTACATCAAGAGTTATAGATACATTAAAAGAACAAGGTGCTTTGGAGTTTAAAAAGAAAGTGTATATAGATAGAGTTAAGAAGTACAATTCAGCTTTATATGCTAGATCGATAAGATAAATTAAAAAAAAATTAAAAAAACCTATTTACAAAATGAGATATTTGTGGTATAATAATATCGTAATCAACCAAAACAAATTTCTTAGAGGAGGAAACAATATGTTTAGATTAAAAGTAAAATGTGGTAGAGGTTGGAAGTTAGGCTGGAATGTATATGATACAATAGAGGCTGCACTCAAGAGAAAAGCCGAGATGGAATCTGTTGGTCATGTCGTTAAAGTAATAAAAGCAATTTAAGGAGGAAAGCAAAATGTTAAAGGAGTATCTTGAGAGAAGAAACGGTACGATGAAGGAGATTGAGGAGATTCAAAAAGGCTTTTTAAAAACCTTTGAAGATATCAAAGATAAGAAGTTCAAATCTACTCTTGAGTATTTAAAGAAAGCAGCAGTTGAAGCTTCTGAAGAAGAGTTCAATGAGTTCTTGGATAGTGAAGAAGTTTATTCACACGAAAAATTAGCAGCAATTATAAAAAGAATCACAACTCCATTAAGACCATTTGAAAAATAATAAAAGGATGGAAGGTAGGCAGTTAGAAATAGCTGCCTATTTTTATTATAAGGAGGAAAGCAAATGGCTAAAACAAACAAAGCGGCGATTATTGCTCTGTGTAATGACATCAACAAAAAAGAAGGAGAAGGTGCTATTTATTCGATAGGCAGTAAACATGCTGACTTGAACATCAAAAGATGGAGCACGGGTATTGAGGATTTAGACGCAATCATTGGAGGAGGAATGCCTGAAGGAAGAGTTGTAGAAATATTTGGTCCAGAAAGTTCGGGTAAAACAACTTTGTTATATCATCTTTGTGGACTTCATAATATAGCTCTTGACATTCCTATTGAAGGTACGTTTGATGCAGAAAGAGCAAAGGTGTTTGGCAATAGGCCAAAGCAGTTACTGATATATAGAGCAAAGTATGGAGAAGATGCTTTCAACAAAACAATTAAGTTTTCAAAAGCTGGCATTCCTTTGATCGGTATTGATAGTGTTCCAAGTATGGTTCCAAAAGAGGATGCAGAAAAAGTTCTTAAGTCGGCTGAGAAAGATTCTATCGAGGAGCAGAGAATAGGTGGAACTGCAAGACTTATGAACAAATATCTACCTACAATAGAAGAGATTATAGAAGTGACAGGCACGACGTTAATTTTTGTCAACCAAGTAAGGGATAAAATGAATGCTATGATGTTTGGTGAAAAGACTGATACCCCAGGAGGAAGGAAGTTAAAGCATGCTTGTAGTCTTAGGATTCAGGTTGCAAGAAGAGCATGGATTGAGATTCCAAATAAAGACCCAAGGAACTCGGCTGCTACAGAAAAGATTGGATTGATTATGAAATGTAAAGTTGTCAAATCAAAAGTAAGCAATCCTATGGGTGAATGTGAAATTCCTTTGTTCTTTGACAGGGGTTTTGTAAATTATGCAGATGTAAACGCTATTAGAAAAGAAATAATGAAGAAAAGAGCTGAACAGTTTGGTAAACGCGTTCCTAAAGATTTCCTGGAGGATGATGATGAATAGAATAAGCAAAGATGAATATTATCTTGGTATTGCCAAAGCGGTGACAAAAAGAAGTACATGCCTTAAAAGAAGATATGGCTGTGTAATTGTAAAAAATGATGAGATTGTATCAACAGGCTATAATGGTTCAGCAAGAGGAGAAAAGAACTGTTGTGATGTTTACAAAGAATGCCCAAGGGCAAATGTAGCACATAACTCAGGTGACTATTCAGATTGTCAATCAGTTCATGCTGAACAAAATGCTATGCTGTCTGCAAGCAGAAAAGATATGATTGGTGCAACTATGTATTTATACTGCGAAGAAAAAATGATAAGAACATCAGATATGTTCTTTGAAATTACAAACTGCTCTCCGTGTCCAATTTGTCTTAGAATGGTAAAGAATGCAGGTATTGAAAGAATTATAACAAAAGGAGGAGAAATATTTTTATGACAAGTAAGCCAGAAAATATAGTAGATGAAATCATCAAGACAGAATACTCAGATGAGTTTGACAAAAGAAGAAAAGATTTAATATGCATAAGCTTTTATAAATATGGTCCAGTGAGAAAAAACTTTGCTACAGGAAACGTAGATGCTATTGCGACACTTAAAAAATGTCTGGAGAAGTTTGAAGAAACAGGAAATACAGAATATCTGCTTGACATTGCTAACTATGCTATGTTCCGGTATATGTACCCACAGAAAGGAGAGTTCTTTAAACATACAGATTCAGATCAATCAGTTGGTATTGTAGGTATTTCAGCAAAAGAGATGGAAAGGTTAAAAGAGGAATCAAGATGGGATTGATAAGTGACATCAAGAAAAGTGCTTTAGGCAATAATACAAAGATTCAATCTTCTGAAGCAGCAAAGTTAGAAAAGATTCTTAATGCTACATTTTATCTTGATAAGAATATCAATGAAGAAGCAAAGTTTGTAAAACAAGTTATGACGAGAGGACAGGAATCACAAGAAAGAGTTGGACTCCATGCTTCTTCATTGATTGTAGGTGATAAAGATTTTTGTGTAAGACAGCAGGTTCTGAGCCTTATTTATAAACAACTTCAGGGTGAGCAGATTAATGTAGGGCTTATGAGAATCTTTGAGCAAGGGAACGCGATACATGAAAAGTGGCAAAGGTTATTTATAAGGGCTGGTTATTCAAAAGCCTCAGATCTGGATGTTACGCAATTCAATGATGCTTACAAGATTAGCTTTACTCCAGACATAATCTGTTCAATCCCAGAGTTTTATGATGGTAAAATGATAGGCGAAATAAAATCAGTCAATACATTTCAATTCCAAAGAATGGTTAAACATCCATCAGCTTGGAAGCAGTGTCAATGGTATATGTATCTTACTGGTATTCACAAAGGTTTTGTTTTATCAGAAGACAAAAATACTCAAGACTTCAAGATTGAGGTTTATGATTATGACCCAAGTATTGTTGCTCCTTTTATTGATAGAGCAGAAGCTATCAAATACTACTACAACAAACTTATGAAGCAGCACAAAATGGTTCAAAGACCAGATGGTGCAAGGTCTTCAGATTGTAAAAGATGTAAAGATTGCCCTATGAGATTAAGTTGTTGGAATCTTGAAGGTGGCAAAATAAAAATAAAATAACATATAATTGTAAATCACCAGAAGGCCCCGTATTTGATTTGATATACTAACCTTAATAAAAAATATAGGCTAATAAATAAAAATCAATTCTGGGCCTTCAGATGATTTCAGAATAGGTATATAAAAATGGATAAAAGATAAAAAATAGAAAGCCAGGAAAATAGTATGAATAAATACAATAAAATAGTAATAGGCTTAGACCAGTCTTATAAGAATACTGGAATAAGCATTGCTGCAGATGATAAACTTAAAAAAGTATCAAGTATACATTTGGAAAAATGTGATTGTAATAGTGATAGAAGACAAAAAATAAGGCTAAAATTAGAATCATGTTTAAATAGCGTAATAATGCAATCAGGAGAAGTAGAATGCATAATAGAACGCATCAGATTACGTTCTAATGGGTTTTTGAATATTGATTATATAAAGTCTATTGGAGCTTTAAACGCCACTATTGTAGATGTTTGTAAAAAATATAATGTACCTGTGTACAGTGTAGATACGAGGGCATGGAAGGCCCAGATAATAGGTACGAGTAAACCTAAAAGCAATAACTTTGGTGTTCCAGATGAGAAGTGGCCAACAGTGGAATGGTGTATTAGACAAGGTTTTAAGAAAAGTATCTTGATGCCAATCCAGACAAGGAAAACGAAAGGTACTTTTATGGTAAATGGGCAAAAGTATATGTATAATAATGATGCTTCAGACAGTGCTGGTATAGCTATGTATGGCTTTTTAGGTGACAGAAAGTTATTACAAGAAGAGAGGTAGATAGTAATTTATGTTGGGTATACACTGCTGTAAAGATTGTGAAGACAGGAAAGTAGGCTGTCATATAGACTGTGAAATATACAAAGAAGCAAAAGAAAAACACACAGAAGAGTGTATAGAGAAAAAGAAATTTGACGAATTTCATAAACCTATTCCAAAAGGCAGATTCTTAGGTGACTACAGTATATCAAAGTCATTCAAAAAGAAAAAGATTGATTGAAAAAAGAAAAAGAAAAGTAGCAAAAGAAAAAGAAAAAATAATATATATAAAACCTATTTACAAATCATAATACATATGATATAATAATACTATCAAAACACAAACAAATACAGATATTCCTTAGAGGAGGTTTTAAAATGAAAGTAGAAAACAATAAAGGATATGAAGTAGTTGAGTATAACAGTTTAAATGAATTTTACAATTACATATGTGATACACCATTCAATGATTCATTTAGATGGGCTAAACATGCAAGTGTAAGTGATGATTATAGTTTTACACAAACAAAAAGCTTTGAAGAAGCAACAGACCTTCTTAAGAATGGTTGGGCTGATATGTCTGGTAAGTTAACGCAAAGATTAAATGTAGTTAAGAATCAAGTTCAACCAGCTATGAAAGCAAAAACAATAAATTCAGTTGCAGGTTTCCAACCAATTGTTCCGTTGTATCTGAGTGGTGTACCAACAAACATGGTAAATAGAAAAATGGTTCCAGTAAAGCAGAAGGTAATAACGTTGAATAAGTCAATTAGTTACAAATGCAGTATTAAAACAGAACAGATTGTTGAAGAATCAACAAAAGCCATGATGATTGTGAAAAAACTTGAAGCACAAGGTTATAGAGTAAATCTCAACGTCATCATGGGTGGAATTGAAAGTGATTTAAAACTAATAACAAAAATAAGAATTAAATCTGCTGGTGAAAAGCTCAATATTAGCAAACTTGCTTTTCCATTGGTTCATCCAAGTATGTTGAGAAGATTGATGTTCAGATTCATTGAGGTTTATCCAAAAGTTACAAAAAGTTTTGTTAAAGGTTATGGTGCACCGGTAAGCGATGATGAAGCATATAAATTGTTTAAAGATTCGGGAGAGTACTTATTGCCAGCTTTCATAAAGAAAGATGTTTCAACAATAAATACAATTGATGACTTGGCAAACGTTTAAAACTTGGGAGGAGAAATCCTCCCTAAAACTTTTTCAAAAACTTTTCGAAAATATATTTACAAATCTTGCTTTTTGGTATATAATAATATCATAATCAAACAAACAAATCACCTTAGAGGAGGAAATTAAAATGGCAAAAGTAAATTTCGAAGTATTAAACATCAAGGCAGCTGAGAGAAAAGAAGGATTTGTAGTAGTTGAAATCAAATTCAATGAAAATGAAAAGGTTTTCACATATGTTAGAAAAGCATATAATAACTACACAATAATTGATGGTTGCAAGATTTCTTTCAATGAAAGTTTCGAAGTACTCAGTGTTGAAAGGGTATACGAAACAAAAGGTGTTAAGAAAACAGATTCAAGCAATATTTCAAAAGGTATTGTAGATGACATCAAAAAAGAGATAAAGGTTTCCAAAGTAAAAGCTGAGAAACCAAAACTTCCAGAAGCAAAAGATGATGGTGCAGTTAAACATGAGAAATACGACCAGATTAAAACTTGTCTGGAATGCAACATTCCGATTTACCTTGCAGGTCCTGCTGGTTCAGGTAAGAACTTCACAGTTGAACAGATTGCAAACGAACTTGGATGGAACTTCTATTTCAGCAACAGTGTTCAGCAGGAATACAAACTTACAGGTTTCATTGATGCAGGTGGTAAATTCCATGAGACAGAATTTTACAAAGCTTGTAAGGATGATAACGATTGTATCTTTTTCTTAGATGAGATGGATGCTTCAATCCCAGAAGTATTGGTTCTTCTGAATGCAGCAATTGCAAATGGATATTTCGAGTTCCCAAATGGAAAAGTAAATCTCAACCATGTACACTTTGTAGCAGCAGGTAATACAGTTGGTTCAGGTGCAGATGAGATGTACACAGGAAGAATGGTTTTAGACCAGGCAACACTTGATAGATTTGCAATCATCGAATTTGATTATAGTCTTAATGTTGAAATGAATATCACAGGCAATAATTCAGAGCTTGTAAGTTTCATTCATCAGTTGAGAGAGGAAGCAAAAACAAAAGGAATCAGAGCTACATTCTCTTACAGATGTATGACAATGGTTTCAAAACTTGAGAAATCAGGAATGGACATGGAAATCATTATCAAAATAGCCGTAATGAAAGGGTTAGATAAAGATACAATGAATACCTTCAATCCTGATGGAAGTACAAAGTACCACGAAGCATTAAGAAAAGTAAAGGAGGCTGCATAAGCAGCCCCTTTCGCTATAAAGTAAAATCAAAAGGAGGCAGCAAAATTGGTAAAGATGAGGGTAAACAAAAACGATAAAGCCGTTTGTTGTGAGTGTGGAAATAATAGAGAGAAATCTTTAGAACTTTATGATATTTGTATTGGTGGAAATACAGTCACAATATGTGATGAGTGTAATGACAAAGTTCTTTCAAAGACGTTGAAGGCATCATGCAGGCTCCATGAAAGACTTAAATCAAAAGCTGATTTGAGAATCATTAGAAGTAGGAGTATAAGAAATGAAAGAAATAAACTTCAAGAAAATGCCTAGTGCTTACTGGAGTGATTCAACTAAGATTAGTTACTTACAAAGAAGAGTGATTGTTTATTCCATTATGTACTATGAGCTGAACGAAAGCGTTATCTCAGATACAGAATATGATAAGATATCAAAGCAACTTGTGAATATGCAGAATGAAGCTGGTGGGATTTTAAAAGAAACACAATATTATTATTGTATGTATGATTTCGATGGTTCTACAGGCTTCGATTTATTCTACAGATTGACAAAAAGTGATAGAGAGTATCTGTTAAACATGGCTAAGTTTATATTGAAAATGAAGAAAGGAAAAGATAAAGTAAAATGGGAAAAATAAGATATATTAAGATAGTTCTTAAGACAGGTATTGAAGTTTATTTTGATTATGAAAAATATGGCATAAGAGCTTCAGAAGGTTTAGTATCGGTATATAAAGAATCAACAGAAGAAAGGGTATTCGTTATACCTATGGAAAATGTTTTATATATTGATTTGAACTGCTTTAAAGAATGCTCTGAGGTAAAAGAAAATGATGAAGCGTAGTGGAAGATTTTATCGACGTAATGAAGCTGAAGTAATGAAGCAATTAGG